TTTTTTTTTTTTTTTTTTTTTTTTTATTTTTTATTTTTTTTTTTTTTTTAAAAATTTTTTTTTTATTTTTTTTTTTTTTTTTTTTTTTTTTTTTTTTTTTTTTTTTTTTGTGTATGATAATTTATCCATTTTCTTTTGTTATTTAAATTAAATTATTTATTAAAAATTCTCGTGGGGCAAATTGTTACTTTATACTTACTCATAGTCCTCAAAATCATTCATTGGTTTATACTCCTCTTTTTCCTCTATCTTGAACCTTTTAAAAGATTCTCTTATCCTGTAAGCTGCCTCAGATGTAACAATTATTATAAATGATAACGCTGCCAAAAACCCAGCTAAGTATACTATTACTTTTATCGAAGCCTCTGCTAAATTAATTATTTCCATTTTTATTTAATTTTGATTTAACAATTATACCTACGTAAAACCCGAAGTAAAGTACTGCAAATGCGATATAACAATTATCTTTATCCATTGTTTGTTTTTAAATTATTAACCATAAATATTGCTAACTCCTCGTGCGTAAACTCTAAGTATAGCCTACTTGCTAATTTGGTGTCATGATTACTTATACCATCAGTATTGTTTGCATAATTAATAGCAAACTTATTCCATTTATTCTGTAAATCCCTATGATAAATACCGGCTGCAATGTACATATCTTCTTTATTTATATTAAATCCTTTTCTTTTGATTGGTGGGAGTATGTGGTCAAAATGAGGTAAAAATTCCTCCTCCCATTGTTCGAATGAATCGTACTCATTATCATGTGAAGTGTTTACTGTAAATAATGATATTTTTCCTCCATCTTCAACTCCATAGGATATTTTTAAATCTTTTTCATCTTTACTTTTTGGTATACACTCATCAACTATAAAGTCATTCCAATCTTTATCTAAGATAAAAACATCTTTTAACAAGCCTAAAACCCTTTTAGCTTCTCCTACAGAACCTAGTTTAATAGAAAAATCAGGTACTATCTTTAAAGACTTTTTAAAAGATTCATAATTGTAGTATGTTTTACCCTTACCTTCACTACCTTTTGTAGATACATAATAAATTCTAACCTCTTTTTGCTCACCTATGTTACCGTTTGAAACTTGGCTCTTTAAGTTTATGCGAATGCCTTTTTCATAATTTAAACCTAACAAATCCATTAATTTAATAGAGTTTTGTATTTCCTGTTTTTCTTTTGATATAATTCTAAATGTATTCATGATATTGATTATTTTATTATTGTTTAATTGTTATTTCTCCGGAGAATAGTTTAAATGCTGATTTGCTCCAATCTTTATAAAATCTACCTATTTTATAAGTTGTACCCTTATTTGAATCTATTACAGTACCTTCGAAAAAATCGTGGCCGTGCTTACCATTAGTTAACACTATTAACGCATCTGAAATTAATAATTGTATTTTATTATAATTAATTTCATCGGGGCTTAATTTTATTACTTTAATATCCATCTTACTTAATTTTAAAAAATGTTACATAATTATACTTCTTTAATTCAGTCATAAAACAGTTTTCTCCTACCCATTCATCATAATACCCTACAAAATTCATATCATCGTCATATGAAGCCCCAAACCCTATTGTCGGGAGTGATTCATTTACCAATACCTCATACCCGTTGCCTATATAAGCTGATGAAACAAGTAAGTCGAATAATGTCGTTGTATTATCAACGTGGTTTGCTAAGAGGGTCAGAAATTGTTTTCTATTAACAACTCTCACCTCTAAATCCCCATTCTCTAATTCTATTAACTCAATCATAACCTGTTTTTAAATTCGTTACGCTCAAACTGTGCAAAACTCATTTCATTATAAACTTTGTCCTTTTTAACAGGTGGTACTACGTTGTGTGTTTTTAAATCTCCTCCGGATGCTTTGAATTTTCTTTTTGCTTCATCTAAAGTTGAGGCTTCAATTTTTACTCTATCCCAAGTTACTTTATTGTAGGCGTAATAGGTTTTAAGTTCCATTTTGTTTTATTTTTGTTTTATTTTTGTTATGTCAAAGGTCGGAAAAATATTTTACCGACCAAATTTTTTAGTAAGTATTTTTGAAAATTTTTCATCATACATTGTTAACGCCTCTCTAAGTGCCTCTATTTTAGTTCTCTGAGTCCATGAGTTAGCAATTAATTTTGAGTCTCTATCAATCCTCTCTCTAATTTCTACGGTTGCTCTGAATATAAAAACTACCTTACCAGTTGCTTCTATTTCATCTACTAAAGACATTAAACTATGTATTGGTAGGCCGTTAATAACTAAAGGTGTGTTTTGCTGTTCCATTGGTGTACCTGTATGTTTTTATTTTTATTATATATTAAAATTGTACTAGTTGTTTAAATCTAATAACCTTAAAATTAAATCCCTCATCCATATGAAGTGTGCTGACCGTGCTGCTGACCGTGCTGCTGACCGTGCTGCTGACTCTGCTGCTGACTCTGCTGACTCTGCTGACCGTGCTGATGACCATGCTGACTCTGCTGCTGACTCTGCTGCTGACCATGCTGACTCTGCTGCTGACTCTGCTGCTGACTCTGCTGCTGACTCTGCTGACCGTGCTGCTGACCGTGCTGCTGACTCTGCTGACCATGCTGACTCTGCTGACCGTGCTGACTCTGCTGCTGACTCTGCTGACCGTGCTGCTGACCGTGCTGCTGTTACATCAATTTCATTAAATTGTTTATCAAATAAAACTATACACTCATCTAAAACTTTTAATACACCTATATCCTTAATCCATTCTTTTTGTTTTGTTAGGTTTGCTTTAAAGAAATCTGATTTAAATTTATTAAAATCAAACCCTAGTGGTATTTTTTCAATAGACTGGTAAGGAAATGCACTAGCCTCCTGCTCAGGTAAGCCTTCAAATATTTTTTCTGTTAAATAGCAATACCATAAGTCAATGTTATATTTTTCAGAAAACTTTTCTATAGGGTTTTTACTTGTTTGCATAGTGCATCCGTAAAAACAGCCTTTAAATTCTCCTAGATGGTTTTTATCAGTAGTAAGCCACTTACCCCTAACGAAATCGTCCAGTTCCTGATGCTGCTTAAGGTTTAGTAATAATTCGTTTTTAAGTTGTTGTTCGTTGTTAAATGCTTTCATAATATTGTTTTGTTTTGTTGGACAAATGTATGTATAATAAATTTACTGTGCAAGGTTTATTTAACATTTATTTTTATAATCATTAAACAATTGATTTGCTCCGGCTTCTGTGGGTGATTGTGATAGTGATCTATAATATTGGTATGGATTACCTTTATTAAACACCCTAACAACCCATTTACGGGATAATGCGGAGTAATAACCCCCTTCTGATTGTGGGGAGGATTCGCTGTGTTGACGTTTGTATCTTGTTCCGTGGTTTAGTCCTGGCATTGGTTATAATATAATGTTATTGTTGTAGTTGGGCTCGATAATAATGTTTTATTCCGGTCTTTAGTTGGTTTTATGACTTTAACTATTAGTGTGTTGTCATTTAACAATCCTTGTTGTTTGTATGTTTTGTTACCATATACAAACACCTCACGGGCTTCTGATACTATAAATGTGGGATTCATGTTAATAAATTTCTAAATTATTGTTTTAAATCGGCCTTACGTCTTATAACTCTTGTTACATATCCGGTTAACTTATTTTTTAATTTAGTATTGGTATTGTTATTCCTATTTGAGTTCCTTTGTATGGTTGATATCTCGGTATTCCTAGGCCGTTCTTGGTATACTTCACATAGTTGTAAAGTCTAATGCGTGCCTTGTATCTCATATCTTCGTAAGCGTCCCACATCTGTATATAAGCCGAATTCGTATTGTTGAATTTAACCCATTCAAATAGATCTGATTGTATCGGTGTGCTTCGGTAACTTACGAAATCTTTGATCTCTTTGGTTCCTTTGTGGATTAGTGTGAATCTAACTGGCTTTTTCATGTTGGTTATTTTTGATATTGGTTTGTTTAATATTTGTTCGTTAGTCATAGTATTCGAAGTTTGTATTTGTTATTGTTGTTTTGTTATAGTTGTTTTGTTATAGTTATTAACCTCGTGTTTAGTTGGTTGTGATATAACAATGTAGAATAAAGTAATTAATAAGATTGTGATTGTAAGGAATATTTGTTCCGGGGTTAATGTGTGGTTTTTGTTTCGTGGCTATATATAATAATAATATTTTAGTATTGTTTCTTTGTTAATATACTCGTCAGCGTCTTTGTATTTAATTACTTTTGCGCTGTCCTTGAAACCAACCCATGAAGGTGCGAATTTCATACAGTTAACAATACCTTCCTCAATGTGATCAAATTCTACGTCACCGAACCCCGTACCTATTCCACTTCCTTTAATTGGTTTGTGGACTGTGCCGAATCTTGGTAAACCATATTCAACTGAACATGTACCAATGTTTGTACCATCTGTGATGAATATTTGTTCTACTATATTTGATCTTGTTTCAAAGGTAAATACTTTTAAACCTTGTTCTTTTGCAATCGCTTCTACTTCTGCTAGTGTTGGGTGTAATGGTTTCATAATGTTTGGTTTGTTATTGTTGGTAAGGTTTATTTTAAATTGTTTCATTGTTGTTTGTTAAATTCAACCCATTTTTCCTAACGTCACGTAGTTGAGAGGCAAAGAAGAAAACATCTAACAATATTAATTTGCCGTTCTTTACTGCAACATTCCTTGGTGATATTTCAAACTTAACATCACTCCCATAATTTGACATATCTTCCAAAACTTCTAATAATATATTTTTAACAGACTTGTTTTTTATATTTTGAAAAGCCTCAGATACTGCAAAGTAGTTGTTATAGTCTTTACCATCATATTTTATTGAAGCAAAAACATTTACTAAATCTTTGTAAATTTCATAATATTTAGGTTGTAGTGAGGTTTTTAATGATGTTACTTTTGGGTAATATTCACAAGTATATTCTCTATCACCAATCCTTTTATATTGAGGGAAGTAGTTAACTTTACCTAAATCACTTAAGCACTCTTTGGCGTAGCATATAGATTTTACTAAAACTTTTTTATCAGATAGTTTGTAAACTTTTGTAAATGACCCTTTACCTATTAGTTGCATGATGTTTGTTTTTGTTTGTTTTGTTGTTATCTGAGTACAAATTTATATAATTAAAATTTAACCCGCAAGGTTTTTGATAATTATTTTTGAGTATTTTGTTAAATGATTGATTTTCAGGTATATTATTTTTATGATAGTGACTATCGGGTTGTGTAGTACGTATATTTTTCTACGTTAGATATTGTAATATCTACACCTTTAGGTGGATTGCAGCATTTGTTTAACAACGCTTGTTTAACCTGTGATATGCGTGTGTATCCGCTATCATATATACTTGTTAATAGATTACCTTGCTTGTCCAGTAGATAGGCCTTTATGTCATCGTTGTATGTTATTCTGAATCTAGTTTGTCTCATAATGTTTGGTTTGTTATTGTTGGTTAAGGTTCATTGTTTAAAGAAAGCAGTTTTAAAACTTGCTCAGGTTCATTTAACAATTACTTGCGTGGCTTAGGACGTTTGGAGTTGTTCTGCTTACGCTGTTTGATAGGGTTGTTTTTTGACGTCTTGTTTTCGATTTGTGGTTTGTTTTTTGACACAAGGTCTTTGACTGTAATGTTTTTCATAATGGTTGTAGATATTTGGTTTGTTATATCTGTGACAAATTTATGTGTTTAATTTGGATTGTGCAAGTGTTTGAGTAAAATAATTTGTAAGTTGTTTAGAATGAAGGATAATAATTTATGGTAGACAAGTCTGTCTATATGTATAAGCTGATCGTTAACCAATATTATTTATGTGGATAACTTGTTAGTAACTTGTGGATAAAATGTTAGACAGATTGTTAGACTCAACTAACAATTTTTGTTTGAATGGCTACACTACCCGGAATTGAGCCCCAAAACAGACAGACTTGTCTACTTTCATTTAATACCCCGAATGATATGATTTATACGTTCGTTTAAGATATGTAACTTTTCCCCGGCACATGGTGTTGTAACAAATCATTAATTCTACTGTATTTCAACACGTTAATCGGTAGCTTGTTATATGATTGAGTAGATTATTGACCTATAAAAAGTCCAAAAATTTGGACAGTAATTTGTGAAATAAGAGCCCCACCCCATCGAAAAAGTTGCGTTTTCCCCTTCGCTCCCGACCGGAATATACACCCCAATACCCCAAACCCTCTGATAGACTCAATTTTTTGAAAATTCAGTACATTAAACAAATTTTGTTAAATGAGTAAAAATGCAGTATTCATGCGGGTTCACAGCTCCACGCCAACTCCAAAACAAAACTGTAACCAAAATATTACACATAAATATTAACAAATTTTAACAAAAATAGGATACTTTCGTCATAGTATAATCACCTCACCAAACAAATTCCAAAATTCAACCCAAAACACAACTCCACCAAATCCTGCACCAAACCTATTCACCTCACACACTCTCACAGACTCATATACCCACCAAAAATTAACTCAACCCACCTCACTGGTATATTCATATTCCAATACACATTACAATCGATTTTTGATACCTTAAAATCAGTCGCGTCTTTATAGGGTTAAAATCATCTACCAAAATTTCATTAAACAGTTTTATTCCTCAGTTTAACCCAACTTAAATGCTTAAACCTCTATACGTACATCAAAAATCCACTAAAACACACATAGACAACCAATCATACCAACAACCTACCCTTAATTGATTTTTGACCCACTTCTGAGCCTGTACGGCAATGTTGGTTCACTAAACAAACTTCACCAAACAAAACATCATACACCCAAACAAATGCACACTCAACAATCGAGCTTATAGACTCCACAATCGGACAAAATTGTTTGGTGGGCTAAAACAGCCTCGAAAAAGCAGCGAAAGAATATGATCTTATAATAATTATTATTTGTTTTATTAAACAGAGTTTAATTTATAATCTCTAATACTAAGTGTTTTATTTATCAATAATATTCTAAAGTTTAATCCACCTAGTTTATTCAAGTAATATCTTACCTTAATCAATTACCTTAATCAATTACTTAAATAGTATTCAAACAAGAATATTCTTAAATAACTATATTCACCTAATAATCTATTACAAATAATATACTATAATATTATTTTAAAATAATCTTTTGTATATATATACTTGTATATATATATTTAATATTTATAATATAAGTAAAAATATAATACATTAGAAATAAATTTTACACTTGTAAACCAACTTGTTACATGAAATATAATTTTTTTGGTTTGGGTAAAATCGTCTTGATTTTGGGTTTTGGGTAATTTTAGTGTATTGATAATGATTTATAACATTGTTTAATGAATTAATAACTATATAAGACACTTTGTTAAATTGACGGCAAGTGTTAAACATTTATTAAATGTATATACAGCACTTTTCAGATTCAAATATTTTACATATCTTTGTTGAAAATTAAATCAAAATGAATAAAATGCCAAAATTTACAGCTGCTTATAATAGACATAAGCAAAGGCTTAACAATGGGGAAATTTACTTTTAGGTAAAACAAACCAAACCTTCAACCCAGGTAAAACTTTAATATTTGAAATCCTTTAATTATGAAATTTAAAAACAGAAAACTTATCTGGTCATTTAGAATATGGGCAGTTTACGATGTTTTATTCTCAAATAAATTTGCTACATTAAATAATTTTCATATATTTGTCAAAAGAAATAAAAATTAAATGGAAAATTACGTAGCTTATTACAGAGTATCAACAAAAGGCCAGGGGCAGTCAGGGCTAGGACTAACGGCACAGCAAAGATCGGTTGAACAATATATATCTTCAACGGGAGGGGATTTGATCAAGACTTATACAGACATAGAGTCAGGTAGGAAGGATGACCGCCCCTCTTTGATGAAGGGGTTAGCTAAAGTAAAAGAAACAGGGGCTACACTTTTGATAGCTAAATTAGATAGATTATCAAGGGATGTTGCTTTTATCTACACGCTGATGGATGCAGGAGTTAAGTTTAAGTGTGTTGATATGCCGGAAGCAAATCACTTAACAATTGGTTTGATGGCTGTATTAGCACAACAAGAGGCAAAGATGTTATCCGAACGAACAAAAGTTGCTTTGAAGTCCATTAAGATCAAATTAAAGAGAGGCGAGGTTCACATTTCTAAAAGTGGGAAGGTTGTTACATCACTGGGTAATCCTCAAAACCTTACAGACGAAGCAAGGTTAAAAGCTGTTAAGTCTATAAAGGATAAAGCTGATAACAACCCTGAAACTAAGAAGTCATATGCCTTTATGAAAGTTTTAAGGGATTCAGGATTTACACTTGAATACATAGCAACAAAATTAAATGAGTCAGGGTTTAAAGCTCCTAATGGAGGGGAGTTTAGTAAGACTCAGGTTTCAAGGATTTTGAGAAGGTTTAGTTAATAGTGTCAGGTATAGTATAGATCAAATAGGGCAGGGCTTAAAATGCAAACTGTTAAATACGATAAAGATCAAAATACTGTACCTGACTTTTTTGTATATTTGCAAAGTAATTAATAAATATTTATATTATGAGAGACGTAGAATTAACATTGACAGGGACGTGTAGTGTAGACGCTTTAAAAGCCTTATTAGGTGGAATTGAAGCATTGGAGAAAAGGTATCTTTATGACCCAACATCGGTAGCAGATGTTACGGCCGTACCTGCTGTATTTACAGGTACTACACATAGGTTTGCCTATACGTTTACATTTACAACTGCAATTGCTACAGGTGAGTATACAGCAGTATTTGTAAGTAAGCAAGGTACAATAAATCCGCAGGATAGACCAAGTTTTGCAAGGTCAGCTCCGGAGTTAGAAACTTTTGAATTGCCTGATGATGCAGGTAAGAAATTGGTAGACGATGAAACAAATACACTTGTTGTAAAGGGAGAGGTTTTGGTAGATGAAAAGCCGAAAGGTAAAAAAGCTTAAGCTAAGGGGTTTGTGAGTAATATCATAGACCCCATTTTTATTTAAATTAAATCTAATATGAGTAGAGTTAAGAAATCAGTAAAACACAAAGGCGTGTACAATTACGTCAGGGTTAAGGAACAGCCTGAAAAATCACGTTTCGTCTCAAATATACAGTATGACTTCCTTACTAATATAAAAGTGGTTTTTAAGTGGGCTATGGAGAATTATGATTTAACAAGGTCTGAGGTAGAAGTTATGCTATATTTATACGGACAAGGTGTATTTTCAATGCAGCAGGCTAGGAGTGCTGTTAAGTTGTATGACATTCAGTCATCATTACATTTTTATAGGTTTGTTAAGGAAGGTTGGTTTTTGAAGTGGAGAGATAAGACAGGAAAAGATTCGCCTTTGTATACTTTATCCAACAAAGGTAAAATGATGTGTGCTAAGATGCATAAGTTTTGTACAGGGACTGAAAAGATTCCGGTGAGTGACCGATCTAACAAAATGGCTATTAATGCCGATACCGGAAATGCTAAGACTTATATGGATATGATCAGGAGGATGAATGAGGCAGTTAATAGATAAAATAAAAGGGGATTACTAAATAGTAGTCCCCTTTTTGCTATAGTACCATCTTGGGTACTTATCGCTTATTATTCTTAGTTTAGCAAAGTCTCTTGATCTTTTTGTAATTTTCATAAACTCTCTTAAAGAGTTGAAGTAAACTCCATCCGCATAAAAACTACTACATTTTTGTAATAACATCATGTTAGTTTTTTCATCTGTTGAATACCTATACCCAAATCTAGGGTTATTTTCACCTTTAAAACAATAGGCTCCTTTTATCCTGTAGTTAACATCCTTTGATATTCCACCTTTCCAAGATGGATTATTAGAGCCATACATTATAGGGTTTGAACCGCCTTCAACGATATTATAGTTATTTTTATCTTCACAGTATATTTTTGTAACTAACCACTTTTCCTCGTCTACAGATTCCTGATATGTATCAAAAAACATTAATATAATACATATAAATTTGTCTTTACCATATTTATTTATAGACCTCCTTAATAATTTACCACTACCTACATATCCGTCTAATAGGTTATTTGTAGAGTGTCTACCTATGTAAGTTTTACCATTAACTGTATTTTTTGTTTGATATACATAATGGTATTTAAGTTTACATAGGTTAGACATATTCTTAGAGTTGCTCATTACTTGTTCTTCTTACCTCCACCTCTTGCATTCCTATCACCTGCTGTACCTGTTTTAGCTCCTCTGTTAATAGATGATTTAACAAAACTATTAGTTCCATGATTGTAATCCTTTCCTCTAATATCCTGACCCCTCTTTGTAGCCTCAGCTCTCTTAGCATTTGACTCTGTCCTCTTTTTAACTTGTTCAGGTCTCCTGTTTAGCTTAGTATCATAAGCTGCCTTTTTTGCCCTTGCTTCGGGGTTTGATGCGTAATACTTCGCACTCTTGCTTTTTGCTGCCATATTTTTGTATTTAAATTATTCGTATATTTGCAAATATACAAAAATAAATACTATGAGCATTATTAAAGATGGAAGTAATGAGACCTTGTTTGAGGCTGATACATTACAATACAGAAAAGGTATGTATGAGTTACACTACTCCCAAGATAAAGATTCAAATAAGTTGATTGGGATTAGGAATATACATAATCAAGACCCGATTGTACAACCACAATTACCTAATTCATACACGGTAAATGGAGCTGTTACAACAGACATTAAAGCTTTAGCAACTACTTTAAGTGTAGTATTGGGTTTTAAGGGGGTCAGTGGTGGGATTACTGAGGAAACTGACCCAGTGTATAACGCATCAGTAGCGAAAAATATGACACAAGGTATGTTGGATTACCTTATGATAGCAGGGTTTCAGAATAACTTTATTACAACTGGTTCTTATAATTTGGTTGCGGATAAAAATGTTATAATGGTTACATTAAAGGTAGGTGCTAATACTATTCAATTACCATCTGTAGCAGTTGACCCGGGTAAAATTATAATCATTGTTAATACTTCAGGTAATGAATGCACTATAAAAAGTACAACTGATGACGGATCAATAATTTGGGATGGTGGTACTTTGTCTTCCTCAATTACTTTACCAAACGGAAGTAAAACAATTTTACTAGATAACACTGAAAACTACGTAGTAATTATATGATAAACAAAATATGTATATTTATAGCAATTGTTGTATCAACAGTATGTTATAGCCAATCAGCTAGTAAAGTAAATAACGCTCAAAATGTTCCGGTATCGGTTGCAAATCCTCCTTTCTTTTTAGGTGCTGACCCTGCGCCTGATGGAATAATAAGGAAATATATTGTAGGTGATATTAGGTTTGGTACTAATCAAATAACAGGTTTAGATACATTTATACAGACTACAGGTAATAGTTTATGGCAGCCTTTGTTAGGATATGTTCCTGTAACAAATATGAGGACTTTAACTATAAATGGTGTTACTTATGATCTTTCGGTAAACAGGACTTGGAATATTGCATTTAATAGTTTGATTGATAGGCCTACGAGTTTAAGTGGATATGGTATAACAGATGCTTATCCTTTGGTAGGTAATCCTTCCGGATTCTTAACAACACTTCCGGAGATTAAGTGGGTTGATGTAACAGGTAAACCTGTTATATATTCTTTCACAGGTTTGTCTACACAATATACTAAAGGTGATGGTACATATGCAACATTCCCTACAAGTGTATCTAGTTTTACAAATGATAGTGGTTATGTCACAGGGTCATCTTTAACAACAACATTGTTAAATTATTCTACTACAGCAGCATTAACTACAGGGTTAGGTACTAAAGAGGGTGTTATAGCAGCAGGTTCTACAGGCCAGTATTGGAGGGGTGATAAAACGTTTGTTACATTAAACACGAGTGTAGTTCCGGAGTCAGGTAATTTGTACTATACTGATACAAGAGCTAGAGCAAGTAACTCGGCCGGAGTAGGTATTAACTACAATGCTACTACAGGAGTTATAACAAACTCTGCACCTGATCAGGCTGTAAGTTTAACAGGTTCAGGTGGAATAAATATTACAGGTACTTATCCTAATTTTATCATTTCATACCCCGCTGTTAAAAGACAAGAGCCTTACTCAGGTGTTAGTAATGCTAGTGGGGTTTATACAATAACATACACTACACCATTTGCAGTTACACCAAATGTACAGTTTCAAGTTATTGGTGGTACAGCAAGGACTGTAATAATGATAACATCTTCATCTACTACAGGCTGTAGTTTCTTAGTTCAGACTAGGAATGATGTATTAGGTTTGTTACCAACATACAGTAATGTTGTAGGAGCTAATATAGATATTTTAGTAACAGAAAAATAAAATAGTATGGCAAGAATAAATAAAACAAGTATTTACCCGGTATCAACAAATTATGATGGCGGAATTGTTATAGGCTCTGATACTGACAATAATGGCAAAACCGTTAATTACAGTTTAGATGGGCTTAAAGAGTTTTTTGGTACGGGTAAAGAAGGTAAATCAGCCTATGAGGTTTGGCTATCTGATGGTAACGTAGGTACAGTTGATGACTATTTAGCATCATTAAAAGGAGAAAAAGGTGATAGCGGTACAGCTATTTTAATGTATAACGATATATTTGATATTTAATATGAGTGTAGCAGATGATATTTTACAGTTAATAGATAAAACGTCAGGAGTTGGCGTTACATATAGGGAAACAACTACATGGTACGATGGTACACCTATGGATGATTCTAAGAGAGACCCTACTGTATTTGTAAAGAAAGACGGTATTTTCTATAAGAGGACTTTTGATGAATTAGATTCTAAAAATCTAATAAAAGACAACATGCAGGCATTAAGAGACTTAGCACCTTATGAGATCCTTATGCTTAAGATGGGTGTTTATGAAAGCGTTGAGGTACAGGGGTATTTAACAAAAGGTGACATACCAAAACCTGTTGTGTTCAAGATAGCAAACCCTACCACTAATACTGAGGGGTTTGAGGTTGTAGATGTATTAGATATAAAACTAGTCTCAGAGTTTACGGTTACTAAACAATCTACATTGCCTTTGGCTGACACTAGTTGGAGAGTTGTTTATGATGTAACATGTCCTGAGAGAGGGGATACAAACTTAGACACTTCTACTTTAGAGTTTAGGGATTATGTCAACATTAAAGGTACTATAAATGTTCATGAGCTTCAAGAGCCTTTAACAATAAGGGTTAACACTGATAGGCCTTCATATGGTCAAAGGCCTCTTAAGAGTGTTAAATTTAATTTCATTGTTGCCGGATGGAGAGAGTTTTATAAAATTGATGAAGCTTACTTACACTTGTCTGAGCCTCCACAGCCTCTTGTAGGTAGTTTGGATAGAGACTTGATAAGGGTTGTTAAAGTAAGTAGACTAAGGTATCAACTACAAGTAAGACAAGATTATCAAAACTCTGTTGTAATCCCTACAACAGATTATGAAAGGAAGTCAACAGGTAGTGTTATAAACTATTTAAAGGATGCGTTAAATACTATTGTATCTCCAAACGTAGTTAAAAACTCTTATAACTATGATCAATGGTCAGAGAGTATATCTTGGTTAAATGTTTATGATAAACCGGAAGGTAAAGCAGTATTCCCTATAAAAAATGATCAAAAATTAAACATAGCTTTACAGGAGATACCTGATACAACACCTGTTATAACTAGGACAGGAGTTTATAGGGAGACTAATTATGCTACTCCTCTTACTTTTGGTTGGGGAACAAGAACAACAGGAGAGACTGATGGTATAACGGCTGAGACTATTCCTAATAGTACAAGGCAGTTTTTAAGGTTTAGATTAAGACCGGGACAAGTTAACGTACCTCAAAGATCAGAGCTAAGTACTGTATCGCCTGTTACACCAATACAAGGGGTAACTAATGTAAGATGGTTTAGTGGTATGTTAAGGCTTCCTGAGACTTTAAAAGTTGCTAAAGGTAACAGTTTCATTGTTATTCAAATGTTACCGGAAGACACGCCAGTAGGTAGAGAACCTTGTGTTGCTTTATACGTTAGGGATGGTCATTTGGTTTTAGAGAGTAGGAATAATACTAGAGGTACTACAGGTGATTTATCAGGTGATGGTGGTATAAATGTAAGGCCTACAATTAAGTATAAGAAGTGGGATTTAGGTCCTGTAAATTTAGGTAGTTGGGATAAGATAATTATAAAAGCAGAATTTAGTTGGACTAATAGTGGTAAGCTACAACTTTGGAGAAATGACGAATTGTTAGTTGATTCTACAGGTCCTAACTGTTGGTATGACCCGGGTAAGAATACACCTTTTGTTAAGTTTGGTATATACAATCCATTATGGTCATCTACAGCAGATGATAACCTAGATTCTTCATATAATATTCAAGTAGATTGGTGTGACCCTATGTGGGGAGGATATGAAGCAACATACCTTAGTATGACTCCTTATAATGTAACAAACTATAGGGGACTAAGAATAAACGTTGATGCTGATTTGGTTAACTCTAAATCATATCAACAAAATGGAGCTGTTATAGCTACTTATCCTGCTGTTCCTTCGTTACAGACGGTTGATGTTGCTACTATAATAACTACAGGTAATTATGGTATTAATGCAGCATCAACTAATTTACCTATAGCATCTAGTGGTAACTTAATGGTTTTCAGGTGTTCAAATGGGACTATTGTTCATATCTTTGTTCCTAATACCGGAGCACAGTTTTACTTTAACACTAGAAGTGGTGGAGTATGGGTAGGATGGAGAAACTTATTAGCTAACGCTACACCTTCTTTAAGAGGTTTGGTAAATCAAACCGTGCAAGTACCTAAAGTAATTGCAGATGATGCAGTACAATCAACTGTAGCAGATGCAACAGACTTACCTACGGCTATAGCATTGGTTAATGATTTAAAAACAAAGTATAACAGTTTAGTTATATTAGCAAACTCTAATAAGAGACAGTTAAATGCTAAATTGGATGGTGATGTGGCATCAAATCAACAAGTTACATAATCACATAAGGGAACACCGTGTTTTTACGGTGTTCCTATTTTTTGTATATTTGCAAAGGATAATTAAAAAATTTAATATGGCGTGTTTTATTAGTGCAGGGCACAACCCTAAAGGAGTTAAAGTAGACCCCGGAGCAGTGGGTAACGGATACAGAGAGGCAGATTTAACTGTTGAATTTAGAGATTTAGTAATTGCTGAATGTCTTAAATTGGGATTGAAAGTAATTTCAGATCGTGATGATGAGACTTTAGCACAATACTTAGGTAGGATTAAACCGGGTAGTGGTTCTGTTGTATTAGAATTTCATTTTGATGCAGCAGCTTCCCTAACAGCTACAGGTTCTACAGCAATTATATCAGGTACACCTTCTCAGAATAGTAGGAATTTTGCAAAAGAATTGGTAAATACTACATCTAATACTTTATGTATCAAGAATCGTGGTGTTATTACTGAGGCAGATTCTCATAGAGGTAGGTTAGGTCTGATGAGGAAAGAAGGAATTGTTGCTTTATTGGAGATTGGATTTATTTCTAACAAGTCTGATATAGAGGCTTATAAGAAGTATAAAGAAGAGTTGGCCAAGCAGGTCGCTAAAATTGTAGAAAAGTATGAACTTTTAATCGACTAACCATGATAGACAAAGACGGAGAATTTTATAAACTAGGATTTTACTTATCAGCAGCTTTAACGGCTAGCTTGATTAAGTTTATCAGGAGTAAGCAAAAGTCATGGACTTCTCTTTTTTTAGAGGTCTTGATAGGGGCATCCATAGCAATATTTCTTATACCTATGGTTGTTGAGCATTTTGGGCTTAGTTTAAGTTTTGGAACTGGGTTAACTTGGTTCACAACAATTTTTTCTAAGGAAGTTTTAGAGAAAGTCAAAGTTAAATTACTAAATAAAATAGATGATACAACTATTAATGGTTAGAAAATTTGTTTGGGGGAATTGGAAATGGGTTCTCCCAACATTTTTGTTTATAGGGGCTTTGTTATATCATTATAACTACAAGCCGGAGACGATTATAAAACCTGTTATTGTTGACCCAAACACAACCAAAGTTAAATTAAAAGATGGTGGAGGGGTTCAGATAAAGGTGAGTACGCCTGATACAAAAACGCCTTACGAGGCAGGATTTAGCAAGGCATACATAAATGATACTATTACTAAGATTTTAAAGATTAAAGAGAAAGATATAAAATCTATAAATAAGATTAACGCTACGTTTATAGATTCATTAAAATTAGTAAAAGAGGAAAGGGATGAGAGCAATAGAATGGTTCGTTATTACGAGTCCCGTGATAATAAAGGTAATATCGTGGGTAATGGTAAAGTCACAGATGGCAGCGATATGGTATATAAAGGTAACGTCAACTTAACAAGTGTTGTAAAGTCAGGTAAGGTTGATTCATTAAAGTTTTACGACCCTACAGGAAGGTTTACTGTAAACAATTCTAGGGAGTTTAATTATGCATTAGAGCCAAAGAAAATAAAACGTAAATTAACCTTCTCAGCACAAACAGGAACAGGTGTAGTTGTACCTAATTTTGAAACTAAAAAAGCATCATTAGGTTACTACGCAGGATTTGGTTTATCTTACAATTTCTGACGTACCAATAAAAATACTATTTTTGTATAACAATTTAAATTAAAAAGAATGGCAACAATCAGAAAAATTTCAGTGGGTAACGGACACCCTGCATCAATGATGCACTACCAAGTAGGTAGTAAGTCCAACTTAAGTGGTAAAGTTTATGAGATAGTTTCAATAACACAAGACAACGAACTATTCTCTAGGGGTTCAACAGGATATAATATTTATATCAAAGATGAGCATTCAGTTGTTTTATGGAAAACACTGATCAATGTTCCGGTAGTAGTTGAATTTAACATAGACTTTGAATAGTATGAGGACACACGGATATGTTATTGTAGAGGTTGATGAATCATACATCAATGAGGTTGAAGTTGCAGGAGGTCTAAAACTGACAGTAAACACAACTATAGAAAGCATTGAGCATATTAATAGAAAGGCAAGAATTATTTCAGCTCCTGCCTTTACTCCTTTAAAAGAGGGGGATTATATTATTATGCATCACAACATTTGTAGGTTAAGGAATGGGGTTAAAGGTGAGTTGATTAGGAGTAATTACCACTTAAAAGAGAATCAGTATTTTGTTCCACTTACAGAAATTTTCATGTATAAAAGACCTGACGAGTATTGGGAGGCTTTAGCGCCTTTTGTTTTTGTAAAACCAATCGTACACGAAGGCATAAAAAGTTCTTTACATATTATAGATAGTACAGCAGCTCATAACGGCATGGTTCGAAACATAGGGTACATTAAGTATGGGAACAAGCTGTTAGATGACTACGGGTTTGTTAAAGGAGATAAAATTTTGTTTTCAAATGATAGTGAATATGAGTTTTGTATAGAAGGTGAGTTATTATACAAAATGTCATTTAAAGATATTTTAGGTAAATTTGAGTAGTATGGCATTAGTTTATATACATAAAAAACTTACAGATAATAGTATATACTATGTTGGTATTAGTAAAAATGAAAAGAGGGCGTATAATAAATGGGGTAGAAGTAATATTTGGAAAAGGTACTATGCTAAATACGGACTAAAAGTTGATATAATATGTAAAGATATCAGTCTTGATGAAGCAAAAAAGATAGAAATATTTTTAATAAAAAGTTATGGTAGGATTGACAATAATACAGGCATACTTTGTAATATGACAGATGGTGGTGATGGTGCTACATCTAGGGTCATAACAGATGAATATAGACGTATGTTAATTGATAATTATAAGCCTAGAAAACCTAGAATTGGATATAAACACAGTGAATATACTAAGAGTAAAATAGGGGAATCTAATAGTAAATGTGTTATACAATTTGACTTAAAAGGAATTATGTTAAGTATGTATGATTCTTTAGCAGATGCTTATAGGATAACAGGTGTAAGGCAAGGTAATATTTACTCTGTATGTATAGGTGACAGGAATACAGCAGGAGGATTTAAGTGGAAATATAACAAAATATAATACTATGATAAATTTAAGCGCACAAATTGAGTCCGGGTTGAACACAGTTTTAGAGGGGCTTAATTATGATATAGAATTAGATTATAAAATTAAAGACGAGTCTGAGTATAAAAGTTACTCAGGCTATAATATCCAAGCCGATCTAAAGAGTGGCGGTAAGATAGCAGGAGTTATAAAAATAGTTAATGACTCGTCTTTAGATATCTCATTCAATATAAAAGAAGGAGCAAAGTATGTTCCTACAACTAAGACAATAAATTTTAAGAATATACGAGCAGCGAAAGTATTTGAGGAGGATTCAGCTTTGTTAGAGCCTGATAAGATGCAACAGATAATCAATTCAAAAACTACTTCGTTTGATTCAGCAAAGAAAATATTAACCACTTGGATGGCTTCACCTAACGCCCCAAGTAAAGTCAAAGTAAAGGAATTTCTTGAAAAGCTAGCTACAGCAGGTGATAAGTCAATTAAATTCTTGCGTAATGCTTTAGCACATGAAATTGATTATGATGCATTAGAGGTACATAAGCACCATAATGCAACCAAAGCAAAACCTTTGATATTGATAGCCATTATGGATATGGATAATAATGTAAGGGAACTTAAAGAAAAGATTGAGAACAATCAGTTAAGTTTGGTTGAACAAGATTTTAAATTAGGGTATCCTGAGAGGTTTGCTAATGGAGAGTTCTTTGATGTAAAGAAGCTTTGGAAAACACCACTTAAAAAGGGTTCAGTTAAGATTTGTCCTTATGGTACTGAGGGTGAAACAATAGTCCTTACAGACTTAGAAATAATTCTTCCGGCTGTGCCAAAGAATAAGAAAGATATTTTGTTCAGTGATCTACCAAAAGAAGAGCAATATTGGAGGCGAGAGGAACTACCTGATATTTCATTAGAGGGTGTTGATTCATTCAGTGACTTTATAAAGAAGGAATTTAAAAGGCGTGTAGAGGGAGTTTGGTTTATGAATAACGGTGTACCTACTTATATGACAGGTCATATGTACTTTACATTAAAGTATTTCCAAATGCTAGATGACGGTGATTATATGGCTTACAGGGAAGCTCAGAGAGATATGTTTTACCACATACAGGCTTGTATAGTTGACCCAAGATGTTTAGGTCAGTTATTTGGTAAATCAAGACGTACAGGTTTTACATATTGTATTCTTGGTGTACTTGCAAACTGGGCCACTAGTAGGAAGAATGCTAAGTTTGGTATGATGTCAAAAACAGGTGCGGATAGTTCTGAGGCATTCATGAAGTTGGCTTATGGTATTAGGGCTTTACCATTTTGGTTTAAACCTATTATACAAGGTAAGGAGGATACAACATCAGGGTTCACATTCTCAGCTCCGGCAGATAACTCTAAAGAGGCTAAGAAAAAGAAAAAAGGTAATGTAACAGATTATCTAAATACAGTTATTGACTGGCGTTCTACCTCTGATGGCTCTTATGACTCCATTAAGTTGAATGGGTATTTGTTAGATGAAGCTTTCAAGATTGAAAGACCAAACGATGTTATTACTCACTTAGGTCAGATTGCACCTACAATGATGCCTAACAATGGGACTCCTATTGGGACAATGTTTGCAGGCTCAACAATGGGGTCACATGCTAAAGGTGGTTCACAAGGTATTGAGTTGATTAAGAATAGCCAAATAGTAGATAGAGATGAGATAACAGGTAAGACTACTACAGGCCTTTATTTTCACTTCCTCCCGGCTCAATTGAACATGGAGGAGTTTACAGACATGTATGGTAAATGTCATACAGAACGTCCACCAGTTGGTACACTTAATGTTAAAGGAGAGGAGATTGTTTTAGGCTCTATTGAGTTCTTAATTGCTACAGAGGCACAGAAAAAGAGACAAGGTGATAAAGCTTATAATGAGCAGCTTAGGACTTACCCTCGTACTTTGGATCATATGTTACGGGATGAATCTAGTAACTGTGAGTTTAATGCTACTAAGCTTCAAGATCAAATTGACCATAATGAGTGGATAGATGAGGAGGATTTATACATGACAGGTAATTTCGAATGGGTTAATGAGAAAGATGGTGATGTAGGTTTTTATCCTAATCCTAATGGTAGGTTCAGAGTTAAGTGGCTTCCTTCAATTGCTAATGGATTACATCATTTAGCAAACGCAGTTAAGAAGGTTGGGGATAAATTCTATCCACTTAATAAAGACATGGTTAGATTTGGTTGTGACCCATTCTCAATTAAGGCTACTAATGGTGAAGGTTCTAAAGGAGCTATTCATGGTAAAACTTTAATGTTCCCCGATGGTTCAGAGGACGGAGTGCCTTGTAATGATTTTGTTGTTGAGTATATAGCTAGACCGCCTGATGAGACTATTTTCTTTGAGGACGTTATTAAGGTCATCCGGTATTACGGGTCACCAATACTTGTTGAATCAAACAGAATTGACTTGTTACGTCACATGAGGAATAGAGGTTATAGACCTTTTTCAATGAACCGACTTGATAAGCATGAGTCTCAGTTGAACCCTAATGAAAAGGAATATGGAGGACAAACAATGTCATCTAAAGATATTTTAGATTCACATAAAAATAAGATTGGTTCATGGATTGAGAATTATGTTGGTGTGAGTATAAATCCTGAAATAAGAGAGGAGGGTGAAATGGGTAAAATGGTTTTCCAAGAAACTTTAAAGGATTGGTTAAAATTTGATTCAGCAAAACGGACCAAGTTTGATGCAACAATTTCAAGTGGATTAGCTATTATGGCCTGCTCAACCGAGAAGTATAAAGGAGATAAAAAAGAGCGTGCTGTAAAAAAGATTACCTTTGTAAAAAGATACAACAATAAAGGTAATATAGGGACACTAAAAAATTATAATAATGGAAGATAAAGGATACCAAATTGAGGGTAGTATGGGTTTTCCTAGTCATAGCGTTCCGGATGAGATTAAGTCAACTCCGGAATTTGGCTTGGCTATGGCAAGAGCTATAGAATCTGAATGGTTTCACAGGCCGAGTGGAGGTGATTGTACTTATCAAAGTAATAGAGATAAGTTTCATAGTCTAAGGCTATACGCTCGTGGTGAACAGGACACAAAAATTTATAAGGATATGATTTCTCCGGAGGACACAAGTTATACTAACTTTGATTGGAGACCGTTGCAAATAATTCCAAAGTTTGTTAAGTTGATCGTTAACCAAATGTCTGAGAGACTTTTTGAGATTAAAGCAGAGGCTACGGACAAATTCTCTACCGATTTAAAGAATAATTACAAAAAGAACATGGAGCGTTTTGTTGTAGGTAAGCCTATGATGAAACAAGCTTTACAGGACTTAGGGGTAAATGTGTTTCCTGATGATTATGAGTCTTATCCTGAGAGTAAAGAGGAGATTGATTTATTTATGCAGCTGAAGTATAAACCCGCTATTGAGATAGCCACTGAGGAGGCTATTAAATTTACTTTAGGCTTGAATGACTATGAGGAGACTCAGCAAAGAGTTATTGAGGATATAACAGTTTTAGGTATTGGTGCAGTTAAACAAAAGACAGACCCCTCTAAAGGGATTGTTGTCGATTACGTAGACCCGGCAAACCTTGTTTATTCTTATCCTCGTCATAGGGATTATAGGGATTGTTACTACTATGGTGAAGTTCGTAGGATAACAATCAACGAATTAAAGCGTATATCCGATAGAGCATTTACACAAGAGGAGTTGGTAGCTATTGCAAGAAATTCAGCTTCATTTGCTAGGAATAATGGTGAAACAAATGAATTTGGTGATGATAATGGTAACAGGGATGTTAGCGGTTACATGGTTGATATTATGGACTTCAACTTTAGATCAACCAACACACTAACTTATAAAAAGAAGTTTAGTAAGAATGGTGGGTATATTATGAAACAAAGGGAGTCCACATTTACTAAAGGTGAGTACGCCAAAGAGTATGACGCTGTTAAGAGAAACATTGATGTATGGTATGAAGGTATTTTGATTCTTGGTTGTGGTGAGCTGATTAACTACAAGATGAGCGAGAATATGATTAGGCCAGAAGGATTGTTAAATATGACTCAGCCTAATTATTCACTTTATTCTCCTGAACTTTATCAAAACAGGACTAAGAGTACTGTTGAGAGAATAATTCCGTATGTTGATCAGATGCAGCAAATACATATTAAGATTCAACAAATGATTGCTAAAGTTAGACCTAATGGTATATTCATTGATATTGATGGGTTAAACGAAATTGATATGGGTGATGGTACATTCTTAACTCCAATGGATAATATTAAGATGTACAATGAGACAGGTAATATTTTTGGTTCGGGACGTGATGCAGAAGGAAATTTTAATTACTCTAAAGTCCCATTCCAAGAGTTAAACAATGGGGTTGTTCAGGGATTAGAGAGGTTAACCGGAATGTATAACCATTATCTTAATTTGTTAAGGGATGCGATCGGAGTTCCGGAAGGAGCTGACGCCAGTACACCAAACCCTAAAATGCTTGTAGGAGTTCAGCAGCAGTTAGCTTTAAACTCAAACACAGCAACAAGACATATTTTAGATGCGTCACTAAGTATCTCCAAAAGAGTTGGATTAGGTGTATCGTTAAGGCTAAAGGATATTTTCATGTATTCTGAACTTAAAGAAGTTTATATAAATGCTATTGGAGCTTTGGGTGTGGAGATTCTTGACTCAATTAAAAATTATCATTTACATGATATGGGTGTATTAATTGAATTAAAGCCTGATACAGATGCCAAACAACAATTAGAGCAGAATATACAAATTGCTTTATCAGAAGGTAGTATAACTCTTGATGATATTATTGATATCAGAGGTATTAGCAATATAAAGTTAGCTAATGAGCTGATAAAGGTAAGGAGAGTTAAGCGGGAGAAAATGAAAAATGAGCAGCAGGAGAAAATGGCTAAGATTCAAACGGAGGCTCAAATACAATCTGCTCAAACGGCTGCTCAATCTGCTATGGATAAAATACAGGCTGAGAGTCAGGCTAAGTTAGCTTTAGTTCAGGCAGAAGCCGAAGCTGCATCAAGAAAGATAAACGAAGAGAAAGAGGCTAAATTAGTTTTGATGGAAAGGGAATACCAATATAACTTAGTTATGAGGGGTATAGAGTCTGAGGCTACAGTTTATGCAAATAAGTTGAAGGAGGACAAGAAAGATGCAAGACAGAATAAGCAGAATACTGATGCATCTAAGATGATAGAACAAAGACATAACAACGGAAGTCCTATAGATTTCTCAGCACCTGATGACCTCGATATAGACAATGTACCAGTGTTTGAAAGTGGAGTTGATAATATTGAGGGTGGAGTAAGTATGGAAGGGTTCGAACCAGTGGTTGGCTAAAAATAGGGTATGAATTTTTTTGCTATATTTGCAGTACAGAAAACGACAAAGGAATTTAATTAAATATTATGATAGGAACAAATCAAACAATCGAAGGGTTTAAGTCTAATGGCCAAGAGCCTAATTATGACTTTGACATTAGTGATAAGGATTTCAGTAATACTGATCAAGGTAATAATGAGCCTCCTGTATTGGAGGTTCTTGAAAATATAGAGTCTACAACTACTCCGGAGACTGTTGTTACAGAACCAGTAGTTATCCCTGTAGTAGAATCAGGGGTAGAAGCGAACACATCTAACGAGAAAGTTGAGCAGGAGGTTGTTACAGTCCCAGTGCAGACACAGGTTACAGCAGAGATTAATGACGACAGTGTATTTAACTACCTAAGTGGTAAACTAGGAAAAGAAGTTAAGACATTAGATGATTTAATTCCGCAATCTGTTAACCCACTTGATTCAGATCCTTATTTGAAAAACCTTGTTGAATGGAGAAATAAAACGGGGCGTCCTTTAGAGGATTGGGCTAAGTACCAAAAGAATTATGATGAAATGAGTGACATTGATGTTGTAAGGGAAAGCCTACAACTAAAATATCCAATGTTAACTCCTGACGAGATTGATTCTGAGTTAAGTAAGTTCATCCCTGATGAGGATGAGGATACCCCACAAGAGATTAGATCAAAGAATATTGAGATTAAAAAGTTTGCACATGACGGTAGGACTTTGTTAAATGAACTAAAATCTGACTTAGGGAAACCGAGTGAGGGATTTGGTTTATCAGAGGAACAAAAGTCTGATTTAGAGTTAGCTAGACAATATAAAGAAAGCCAAGCAGGGCAATCGCAGGCAGTCTTAGAGTATAGCAATAATGTAAAGCAAGCATCTTTTGATCTTGGTAAGGTTAGTTTAAAACTATCCGATACTTTATCAATTGATTACAACGTATCCGAACAAACTAAAAAAGAATTACCTGACTTCATTAACACGATGCCTCATTGGAGGAATGCTGATGGAGGTATGAATTTTAAAGCAGTTGCTGAGGATTCATTAAAGATTAAGCATTTTGATGACATTATGAAAATAGTATTTGAACAAGGTTTAAGTGCAGGTAAGGACGAAGTATTAAAAACAACAAATAATGTCAATCTAACTGAACCAAATAGGTCTCAGGTAGTTGATACAAATGCGCCCATTGTTGAGGGGTTAGACAGAATGTTTGGTCTAACAAATAACAAAATTAGGTTTAAATAGTAACAATAAAAATTTTATATTATGGCATTATCAAACACCCCAAATTATCAGGTTAGACCGAGTGCAACTAAGACTCAGGTTCAATCTAACTATATTTCTATCTTTGACTACTCTAGTCAGTATTTACCGGATGTTCATGCAGACATGGCCAAGAAGTTTGGTAATCAGTCTATCAGTGGTATGTTGTACATGCTTGGTAATGAGAGCGCAATGGCCTCTGACAAGACTATTTGGACTGAGGAAGGTAGATTACATACAGTATATGACAAATCAGTTACAAGAGCGGGAATGGTATTTACCCAAGCGGGTCATGTTTTCCGAGTAAATGAAACTGTTTATTTGTCTGACGCAAACGTTAAGAGACAAGGTATTATTACAGCAGTAACTGAGGATACTTTCACTGTAGCTCCTTATAAAAATATCGCATTCACCGGACTAGGAACAACGGGTATTACCGCATGGTCTTACGGTTCTGAATTTAAGAAAGGTACTTTTGGTATGCAGGGTTCTTTAGATACAGACTTAACTGTTTTATCTAACACTCCTATTATCATGAAAGAGAAGTTCTCTGTTTCAGGTTCTGACGCTACTCAGATCGGATGGGTTAAGACAAAAGACGGATGGTTATGGTACATGCTTTCTGAGGCTGATACTCGAAGACGTTGGGAGGACAAATTGGAATTAGCAATGATCTTAGCGGAGGTTGCTGAACCGGGGTCTGTTGCTAACCAAAACGGATTCAAAGGTACTGAGGGTCTTATTGAAGCAATCAGAACTAGAGGTAACAGATTCGAGGGTGTAGCTGATACACTTGAAGATTGGGACGCTATTCTTAAGAGATTCGATGCACAGGGTAAGATTCAAGATTACATGTTCTATGTTGATAGAGATCAGTCCTTAGCAATTGACAATATGCTTGGAAAGCTTAACGCAGGTTATGACGGTGGTATCTCTTACGGTATCTTCAACAACGACAAAAACATGGCTGTTAACTTAGGATTTAAGTCCTTCACTAGAGGAACTTATAACTTCCACAAGACAGACTGGAAATTGTTGAATGACCCAACTCTAATGGGTGCTGTAGCTGCTAAAGCAGGTAAAATTAGAGGTTTACTAATCCCAATCGGAACAAAAGAAGTTTACGAAGGAGAGTACAATGGCGGTGGTGATGGGACTAAGATCACAACTCCGTTCTTAGAAATGAAGTATAGAGCTTCCGGAGCTGAGAACAGAAAGTACAAAACTTGGATTACAGGTTCTGTTGGAGGTGTTTACACTGACGATCAGGATGCAATGCATGTTAATCACTTGTCTGAAAGATTACTTAAGACGGCGGGGGCTAACAACTTTATGGTATTCGAAGGGGAATAATAAATATATAACTAGGGGTCTGTTAAATCAGACCCCTAATTTTTAACTTAATAAAATATAATACAATGGCAAGACCAATTAATACACAAAAACAATCTAATACAACACAACCTGAAATTTTCGAACAGTCAATCTTGGAAGTTCCTGAAACAATCGAAATTGTAGAAAAACCTATTAAATCACAACCTAAAGTAAAGAGAGTAGATAAAATGTACAGGCTTACAGAAGGTTCTAAAGGTGCCTCATGTATGATCAAAGTTGGTAGGAATAAAAAACTTACAGTATTTGATGAGAAACTACAAAAGCAGAGAGCAATTAGACACTGCCCTAACGAATTATCTATTTATGTTGATGAGCAATCAGAACATGCAGTTGTTGAGGAGATTGTTTTTGAAAAAGGTAACTTAGAAGTTTCTAAGTTTAAAACAGTAACTCAGGATTTCTTAGATATCCACCCTTCTAATGCAGAGCATGGAGGAATTATCTTTGAAGCTGTTGATTATGCTAAAGAGGCTGATGATATTGTTCAAGAGGAGGAATTAATTTCTAAGATCAGAGAAGCGGTAAGAATTAAGGCATTAGAGGATGACGGAGTGTTTTACTTAGAAATGGTAGCATCTGTATTAGAAAACTCTTTAACGGCTGTTGCAGGTATGAATATTAACGAGTTAAAAAGAGTTATATACTTCCACATAAATGACGACCCAATGTACTTTGTTGATGGAGATACTTTGGACGTAAATATATTTGACGATTTAGGTACACTTAGAACGTACACCACATTGAAGGCTATTCAAGAAGGAATTATCAAAAGATCAGCTAATGGTAGATCAATCCTTTGGGCCAAAGGTAATAAGGAGATTATTGCTGCTCCATTTGGTATGGATGCAGTAGAATATTTTGCTGAGTTCCTTGCAAGTAATGACGGTATTTTAGTGTTTGCTGAGATCGAAAAAAGACTTAAACTATAATATTTTTAAAATATTTTTAACCCCCTATTTGTTAGTAGGGGGTTTTTTCGTATATTTGCATTAAATAAAATAAACAAATTATGACTAAAACGATTTACATAGAGGGTCAAACTATTGGGTATTACGATATTAAACAGTTGAAAGGAGAGTTTAAAGAATATAATATTTCTATTGATGATCATGTGGAAATAGGTGATGAAGTTGAAATAAATAGGGATGTATCAATTGGTAAAGGTTGTGTAATTGGTGACGGAGTTGTCATTCAACAAAATACAACTTTAGAGTCTGAGGTTAAGTTACAGGCTAACGTTGAGTTAGGCATGAATTGTTATATCAAAACAGGAGCTGTAATTGGTGAAAACTCTGTTATAAAAGATGGTATAACAATAGGGGAGGATAATATTGTCCCTAAAAATACTTTGTTAAATGAAAACATTCACTTTGTTGGGTCAGTTGCTACGGTAACATATGTTGGTAATGAAATAGTTTGTATCGGGTGCAAACATAAATTGATAAGCAATTTAACTGATGAGTTTTTAGAAGACTTAGGTAAAGAGTATCACTACACACCTGATCAGATTGAGGAGTATAAAGGTTACGTTAACCAAATAAAAGATAAAATAAAAGGCTTATGATAGATCAAGTTTACAGGGTTGTTCAAGCATTGGTAAATAAGGAAAATAACGGGTATTTAACCCCTACAGAACTTAACTTACTTGCTAAACAAGCTCAGGAAAGAATTTTAAGTAATTACTTTTCAGATTATAATTTCGCAAAGAATAAAGGTAACAGAGGAGCTATAAACAGTGGGTATGCTAATTTGGATTTAGTTATAAAACAAAAATTATCTAGGTTTGTATCATCTGCTGATATGGTAGTTAATCTAAATGGTGAAGTTCCTTTACCAAGAGATTTAAGGTTTATAGAGGATGACGGTGTAACATCTTTGTTTGATCTACCCGGAACAATGATTGAGGATGTGGTTGTATCCGAGGTTGATAATTCTAAAATAGGTAGGATGTTAAAATCTGATGCAGCACCCTCTACAGTATTCCCTGTGTATACTTTAGGTGAAGGTATTTTAAAGGTATATCCCCCAACAATACCTCAGGTAAGGGTAAGGTATTTAAGAAAGCCTAAAGACCCTAATTGGACTTATAGAGTTATATTAGGTAAAGAGGTGTTTGATATGTCAAATGGTTCTTATCAGGACTTTGAATTGCATGAGTCAGAGTTTGCAAACATTGTTATATCAATGCTTTCTCAGATTGGGATTGTTATAAGGGAAAACAACGTTGTTGAAATAGCAGAGAATTTGAAAGATAAACAGAAAATAAAAGATAATGAATAAGAATAGCAATCCGGAATACTACGAGCAGGAAGAGCTTTGGGGAGGTTATCAATTTATCACTTTAGAGAAAGTTGTTAATGATTACTTATCTCTAAGGGATGACGATGACTATACATCGAGAGTCGGGAGGGATAAGATAATTATACAGGCTAAAAGAGGTATTAGGGAGTTGTTTGCTAGTGCCATGCATCAAATAAGAGGACAACAATTAACTTTAAGTGATAACTTAATGATTGTTCTACCACAAGATTATGTTAATTATGTCCGTGTATCTTGGGTAGACTCAGACGGTATATTACACCCTATGGCCAGTAACAAAAATCTTTCTATGGCTAGGAGGTATTTACAGGATAATGTAGGAGGTATTTTGTTAGATAATGAAGGGTATGAATTTGAGGATGATGGAGGACAACAAGGTAACGGACTAGGCTATAAGAAATACGAAATTTGTTGTGATGATCATTATCATGGATACAACAGTCATTTTAGACCAAATAAAGATTTTTCAAATGATTATCCAAATGGAAGTTTTAATATTGATACAGAGCGTGGGTTCATTAGATTTAGTTCTAATGTTAAATCAAGGGAGATTGTTTTGGAGTATATCTCAGACGGCTTATACATTGGTACGGATGCTCAGGATGAAAGAAATATTAAAATACATAAATTCGCAGATTCTTGTTTAAGGAGTTTCATATATTATGAACTGATTAAACAAAGACGAAATATACCTATGGGTGAAAAGGCTTTAGCTCGTAAGGAGTATTATAATGATCTAAGATTGTTAAAGCGTAAAATGAACCCTATAAGGTTGGCAGATTTTATGCAAGCCTTTAAATCAGCTAACAAGTGGGTTAAGAAATAAAACAAATAGGATATGATTAAAAAAATGTTAAATGGGAACGCTATGGTAGTTGTTTCTAAAAGAGAGGAAGTAACAAAAGGTGGGTTAATATTAAGTACAAACATTGAATCTAATGTAAAGAATGCTATTGTTAAATATAAAGATAACTTAGGTGTTACTGAGGTAGGAGATAATGTAACATTGCCTTTTCACTCAGGTGTTGAAATGGAATACGAGGGAGAGAATGTTTTACTTATTAATGTAAACTCAGATATTTTATTTATAGATTAATATGGAAGTAAAAAAGACACTCATACAGGGTACTATGAACAAGGGGGTAGACGAACGCCTGCTTCCTGATGGTCAGATATTACACGCTGAGAATGTAAGGATTGTTACAACAGACTCCGACTCAGCAGGAGTTGCAGAGAATAATAGGGGTAATGAAAGACTTACCAATATGCAGTTAAAGAATGCTAAAACTATTGGTGGATTAAGTGATGGCAAGAATGGTAAATTATATTGGTTAATCTATTCTGAGGAAAAGGATTTGTTAATGGAGTATAACACAAGGACTAACGTACTTACTACAATTCTTGAATCGACTAGGGTTGGAGGAGTTTTGAACCTTCACCCTAACTACCTTGTTACCGGAATAGTAAAATTGTTCAATGATGATTTCAATAAAGATTTACTGGCATGGACTGATGACCGGAATCAACCAAGATGTATCAACATTGAAAGATGTAAAACATTTACACCTAATGGTTTTGAGGAGGAGGATATTAACCTCATTAAAAAACCTCCTATTTTCGCCCCTAAAGCTCAGATGACTTTTACAGCATCTACGAGAGAGAACAATTTAGAGAATAAGTTTGTTTCATTCGCATATAGGTATAAATATTTAGATGGCGAGTATTCAGCTTTATCCTCTTTTACAAACTATGCATTCTCACCTAAGAAGTTTGATTTAGATTATCAGACTATGGAAAATATGGGTATGGTTAATAACTTCAACGCTGTTAGGTTAACATTCAACACCGGGAGTAGGAGAGTTACAGATATTGAGTTAGTTTTTAAAGAATCAAACTCAAATACTATTTTCATGATTGAAAGGTTTAAGAAGGTTGAGCAGAATTGGGATAATGATGTAGAAAAGCAATTTGTTTTCTCAAATAGTAAAATCTATACTACATTACCGTCAGATGAAATTTCTAGGCAGTTTGATAATGTTCCTCGTAAAGCAAAAGCTTTAGATTATGTTGTTAACAGATTAATGATGGGTAATTATGTTGAAGGTTATAACCTAATCAATATGTATGGGGAGGACATTAATTTGGACTATGATGTATCAGTAGTTACTAAAAGTATACAAGGAACTCAAATACCTTTAACAATATCACCTGATAGATTTAACTTAAATTTTGATTTAACAAATATTGAACTAAAAACTGACACAAGGTTAAACTTCTCATTAGAGTTGGAACAGATTGATATTACAGGTGTATTTCAAGGTGATGTAGATTTTATCTTGAACCGAGACTATACAGGAGCTGCTGACTTAATAAGTGATACAGATTTTCAGTTGTTTATAACTGATATTTTATCTAACAAATTTATTCAGGATTATACAGCTACGCCACCTGCTAACTCAAACGTCCCGGTACTTACACCTTTTTCAATTGTTGGTGTGACAGGGAGTACTGTAACAATTGGCAGTCCTTCATTGACTTACACAATAGATGATACACCAAGTGACCCTAACGATAACCAAACTCATGATGAAACTTTCAGATGGGGATTTAGAGGTACTTCAACTTTGTATTTTAAAAATGTAGCTGTTGACTCCTCTATGAAGTCAAATAGGAGTTATGAGGTAGGAATTGTTTACAGAGATAACTACGCTCGTAAAACAACCGTTTTAACGGACATTACGAACACGATCTATATTCCACAGGACTTATCTATCAATCAGAATAAGTTAAGGGTTAGACTGAATCATTTAGCACCTATGTGGGCTGATACATATAAGCTTGTAGTTAAACAAAACAAAGGAGAATACCAAACTATATATGCAAACGTATTTTATCAGGAGGGTATTTATAGATGGGTTTTGTTAGAGGGAGCTAACAAAGATAAGGTCAAAGAGGGTGATACATTGATTGTTAAATCAGATTTAAGTGGTTTTGTATCAAACTTAATTAAAGTTAGAGTTTTAGAGGTTAGTGTTAAACCAAGAAACTTTATAGAGGTTAATTATGATGTTGACGGTAATGAGATTGTTGAGGAACAAGGCTTGTATATGAAAATAAAACCTATTGGGTTTAATATGAATTTTGATGCCTCTACATCAAGGTTATTTTTAGGCAGTCAAGGTCTTAGATATCCATCAAGATGTTTTACTAACCCTCAATTCGGACAGTATGTAAATGGCACTTTTGTTCCTTATAAATTAAAGTCAGGCTCTAGGATTAGGATTAACATTAAAGTAGAGGCTTTTGGTAAGATTGAGTTTGAACATGAGTTTGATAAACGATATCGGGTACAGACAGACTATGATAGTGTACAACAATGGTTTGAAGCGGAAGTACAAAACTTAGGACAGTTTGGTAAAGATTATCTTTGGAATGGAGTTGATGATATCGGCCCAAATATTGGGGGTCAGGGAGCAGGTCAGGCAGATGCATTTAACAGGTATTCAGGATGGGACTTTACACCTAACGGAGACGGGTTTTGGGTTGTGCCGTGGAGAAAGGGTACTAACTCTAGAAATATTTATACCTCAATGAGGTGGGAGGTTTTTTTCTCCGAAGGTGATGTAATATTTGAAACAGAGCCATTAGATACAACAAGTGAAATTTATTATGAAACTGAGCAAACTTTTAAAGTTGTTAACGGTCTGCATATGGGTAATGCTTCAAATCAAACTAATAGTACACCCGCATTGGTAGATATGGATTCATTTAATTGTTATGTGCAAGGAAATGGAGCTGAGAGTTATAGATACAAAGATGTTAACAATGCTAAGTGGTTGAATATTGATTTGAGGCCTTCTGCTACATCTGTTGAGAGATATAAAGAGGTTCGAAGGTTTGCTGACTTAACTTATGGAGAGCCTTATAATGACAGTACCAATATTAATGGACTAAATGAATTTAACTTATCAAGAGCTAACTTTAAAGATGATATTAGTAAGAAGTACGGGTCTATTCAGAAAATATTTGCTAGAGATAATGATGTACTTGTTTTACAGGAGGATAAGATTTCAAAGGTTCTTTATGAGAAAGATTTATTGATGAATGCAGACGGAACAAGTAATGTCACATCAATCAATAGGGTTTTAGGCAGGCAGATTCCCTATTTGGGGGAGTATGGTATTAGTAATCATCCGGAGAGCTTTGTGTTTGATGGGTTTAATATTTACTTTTCAGATGCTAAGAGAGGAGCTATTATGAGGTTAGCCGGAGATGGTATTAATGAGGTAGTAAATGGAATGGCTCAATTCTTTAAAAATAAGTTTAGGAATGAGGATTTCACAGCTAAGAAAGGAGGTTATGACCCACATTACGATGAGTATTATTTCTACGATTCAAAAGACCCAATAAACCCACCAACTGAGATAGGTTGTGGAACAAGGTTTGTAGAGAAAAATTTCTCAGGTTTGAAGGAGATAAATGTTAATTATGGGGTTGGTGAAGGTGAAGCATCATTTAGTTTTATGACAAATGAAAAACCTATTAAGTTTACAGTTGACGTTGGTAACGATGTTTATGAAACAGGGTTCTATGGTTCATCTGAGTATAATGATGATCTTATTACTATGGGCTACAGTCCGGTAGTTAGCGGAGGAGTTGGTAATTTCAGTTTTAACAAAACAAGATTAAACCCAAGAAACCCGCAACCAAATACGGACTTATCTTTAGCAAAGATAACTGTTATAGCTCCTTTTGTTGGTACAGATTTAGATATGTCTACTGTATGTCCTATTGATAATAAAAGAAACGTTGTTACAGCTATATTCAAAGGTAATGATATAACACATAGATATCAGTATGATACTTGGTCTAATTGGGGTTTATCGGGTGTAATTGGTCAACCTATTGAGCATAGCGGCTCATTTGAATTAGATGGGCAGGTTTTTGAAACATTAACAGGTGTAGAGGGTGTTAACAGGGTTCCTAAATCAGGGTCAACTATTAAGATCATGAAAGGTTTTAAAGGTATGGATATTATTGGTAAAGCTTTTTGGTTATTGACTGATATTCAGTATACTGAATCAGATATGCCAAATATATTAAATACAGCAATTGAAATTCCTTTAGGTATTGCTCTAGACTCGCAAGGATCACCTGCTCAGTTTGGGGATTTTATAATGCCTACATTTGATAAAAAATATTTATATATAATTTTCCAATACGATTATTAATATGACTGAGAATAAAGAGGTTATGACGGTGTCATACAATGAAACAATTAAAGGGTGGACTTCGTTCCACTCTTTTTTTCCTGACTTAATGTTAGGTATGAATAATGAATTTTACTCATTTAGTAATGGGGATTTGTTTAAGCACAATTCAGATAATGTACCAAGGAATAACTTCTACGGTGTTCAGTATGACTCAAAATTATCTGTTATGGTTAATCAAACTCCATCAACAATAAAAGAGTTAAAGAATATTTCATTAGAGGGTAACAAACCGTGGGGTGTTAAATTAAAGGCATACGTTAGGGATTTAGGAGACTTTAAGGAAAGTACAATACAAACATCAGAGTTCGTTGTTAAAGAAGGAATTTGGCATGCTTATGTAAGGCGAGACGAAAACCCTAATCAACTTGATTCAAAGTCGGCTTATGGTATAGGGACAGTATCTAATATTACAGGCAATACTGTAACATTATTTGGTGGCAGTTCTTTTATCACTAATGGGGATGTTATAGCAAATGACAGTATGACTGTTTTAGGTGAAATTGTTTCATCAAATATTGACGGTAATGCTATTACATTGGTCCTAACAAGCACTGTAGGTATTAATGTAGGAAACTTTTTGTTAGGTGTAAAAGATGCTAGGATTGAAGGAGGTAATTTAAGGGGGTATACTATACGAGTTGATTTAACAAATACCGATGTTGATAAAGTAGAGTTATTTGCTGTTAATGCAGAGATATCAAAAAGTTTTCCGTAGTTAACAATATTTTTGTATCTTTGTCAATAAGATTTTATTACAATGGATATAGAAAACAAATTTAGATTTGAGGTATACCCTACAGAAAAGGTATATTCTGAAATTATTGAATGGTGGGGAGAAAGGGATTTTCCTATTCTCCCTTTATCATTTCTACCTAAAGAGTGTTTAATTACACATACAGATAAATATTGGACTCATGCAATATTTTTGTTTAAAACAGATTCAGAAATTTGTTGGACAGCATTCCCTGTAGCAAGTCCTTTTGTTGATAAGGGGGATAATGAGGGTGGATTAGAGGCACTATTTAAATTTGCCTCAGAATACGCTAAGAGTGAAGGGTTTAAGTATGTATTTACTACATCACCTTTACCAAAAGTTCAAAAGTCTTTGTTAAATGAAGGTTACATCCTCGGTGACAAAGACGTTAATCACTATTTAAAAATTTTATAATATGATAGCAACAGCAGCATTAACAGCAGTTTCTGTCGGAGCTTCTATATACGGAGGCATCGAAAAGAATAAACAAGGCCGAAAGATGCAACAACAGGCTCAGAAGGAAATGGATAAATTCAAATGGGATGAGTTAGAGAATGCATTTAAGGATACACAGGTAAGTACATCAGGAGCAGACTTACAGAGAGAGGAAAGCGCTAGGACAGCATCAGGCATTGTTGACGCTCTTAGGACTGGGGGCTCTAGGAATATATTAGGTGGTATTGATAATGTTCAAAGTGGCATAAATAAAGTCAATCAGAATATCGCAGTTGATTTAGATCAGCAGGATAAAGCAATTCAGATGGCTAAAGCTCAGGATGAACAGAGGATTAGAGATATGAAAGCTAATAGACAATCTAGGGAGCTACAAGGATATGGGGCTTTATACAGTGCAGGGATGGATATGAAATACTCAGGTATGGGTGATATTTCCTCCGGGGTAGGTGCAGCAGGTCAGGCAGCAGGTGCTATGGGTAATATCTTTAAATCCGGGAATGGTCAGCAGACAGGAGGTAGTAATTTTAGTCAATTTGACTTTACAGCTCCTCAGATCGTACAAAATCCAACAGCTCCTGATTTTAATAAGATTTATGGTGGTAGTATTTTTAACACAATTGGTAATAACTTTAGTATGTAATTATGACAGGAATAGGTGAAGCATTTTTAAATATACAACCTCCTAAGAATGATGGGTTAGCCTCTAGTGCACAGGGGTTAACTCAAATATTCGCAACACAGAGGGAGAATAACGCTGCTAGGGCAGAGAGGGAGAAAGTACGTAAGGATAATGACATTAAGGAGTGGCAGAAAGATAATAAATTAAACTTTGATGATTTTCAGCAAAAGGTTTCAGGGTTTAATACATTTGATGATGTTGGCAGAGACTTTACTAACCAAGCTGTAGATAAATACATAGAGTATAATAACTTGGCGGATAAAGCTATGAAAAAAGGTGATACGGCTACTCAAAGACTTTATGAGAATAAGATGATGAAATTAAAAGGTTCATCAGCTCAGGTTAAAGATATGGTAGGTCAGTTTGCTACATTACATAAACAATATCAGGACATGGTTGATAAAGGTCAAATGTCAGGTGTTGATTTTGATACATGGGAGGCTGAGAACTACGCTGTAAATGCAAAGAAATTTACAGTTACTTTTGATGATAATGATAACCCGGTTGTTCAGGGTGTTAAGACTTTAAACAATGGTGATGCAGAGCCTTTTACAATCCCTTATGACAAAATGATGAATGGTAATTGGAGGCCTTATCAGAAAACAGACTTATTAGGTAAGGACGGCATTGTTACATCAGTTCTAGGTAGTTTGGGTAGTTATGAGAAAAAGACTGAAAAAGGGCTCATGACTATTAAATCAAAATTATGGACTCCTGAGTTGCAACAAGGAGCTGTAATACGTTTGTTACCTCTTGTTAAATCAGATGAAGTTATGGCAGATTTAACAAATCAATTTGACCCTACTTCTAAAAAGAGGTCAGGGTTTAGTGATGAAGAAAGAACAAATATGGCAAATAATTTAGCTGAAATGGTTAAGACCGGATATAAAGAATTATATACTGAGGAGTTTAACAAAGACTTAGCAGCTCATCAAAGGGATTTAAGTAAGATTGATGAAACTAAAAGGCATAATAAAGCTGTTGAGGCTAATACAGCCTTTAGTAATCAAACGTCTCGTCAGAACTCTAATGCTTATGTTAGAAAGTTAATGGCTGATGCTAAAAGGGATGCTAATAATGACTTTAGTTTAGAGGTAAGTGACGAGTTTAAATCTAAAATACCTAATGGTCAATACTACAACTTTAACACTTATACATTAGGAGATAACAAAAAAGGTCAAATACAGCCTTTTGTTTTACCCGGTAGAAAGAATGCAGCGGGTGAGGCAGTAATGATTACAGCTCCTTCTGTTGATATTAGTACAGATAGTAATATTATGAAGCTTAGAGACTCAGAGGGTATGGAACATGTTATTACTCGTAAAGGCAGATTTGCTAATGTATTCCGTAGTATTGAAAGTCAAATGAAAAATAGAAAATCTGATGCAGACCCTACGGATGTTGCACCAGTAACACAATCACCTAACTCTCCTCGTTCTCCAACTTCATTAAGCAAAGGAGCAAGTGTACAGGATGTTAAAAATCAATTTGGAATAAGTTATTAAATTTAAAATAAATATGGCAGAATTAGATGAACAAAACATAACCCCCGAAACTACAGGGGGTTTTAATCAAACACCACCGACAGGTGAGCCAACTCTATCTCAGGCTGACAGGTCTAAGTTAGATAGCATTGTTATGAGTATGGCTAAAAAGAATGCTTCTAAAGAGCAGGTACAGGCTATTGTATCAGACTTTAAAACAAAATATGCTAAGGTACAACCAAGTCCGGTAAAGACACAAGCCGTTCCAACAAAATCACCTTCCGGTTCGGCTGTTGGGAGATCGCCATTAAACGACACAGGTGAGTCAACAATTGATGTATCAGGGCTGAAGGATAAAAGAACTTTGATACAAAGTATGCAGGAGAAAGCAATATCTAAACCAAAAGCAGGTAAAGAGCAAAAAACATCAACTAAGTTTGATCAAAGGGTAAACAAAGTAGCTACACAACCCCCTGTTAAATGGAATTCTAAAAAACCTATTGACCAAAAGGTTAAGGAGGTTTTTAGTGCAAACCCTAATAAAGTACAGGAAGGTGAGCAATCTTTAGTAGGTAACTCTGTTGATAATTATATAGAACGTCATACACCTGAATACAAGTATATGTCAACAGCTTATGATACCCTTAATGCTCAGGAGGATGCAAAAGCTCAAAAAGATTTTATGGGATTAGAGGATATTGGAGTTAATCAACAAGATTTCAATATGTTCCTTAAAAACAAAACTTCTTATTTCAATTCTGATATTAACTATGATAGTGATGCTCAGAAAGAGTATGCATTAAACAGTTATGTAAATAAGTATATGGTTGATAGGGCATCATATTTGAAAGATAAATTTACCATATCAAACCCCGAAGGAAGGCAAAGGATCATTGATGAAAGTAGTACATTAGGTAAAAACTACGAAAACTTTAAGAAGGAGAATTTACCTGAGTACTATAAAGTTGAACAACAAAAGAAAGCTGAAGACTTACAGTTTTACAAAGATGTTAAAGCAGGTAAGAATATATTAGCTGATGCAGCAGGTGTTAGTAAAGGATTGATCAAAGGGGCTACATACGCTTTAGCAGATTTAGTTAGTACAGGCGCCGATATAATTGGTTTTGATAACTACGCTGATAAGTTAAGGTTTGAGAAAGGTTTTATTGATTGGATTGATAATAGGGGAACGGTTACAAACGCGACAGGTAAGAAGGTTAAGTACAATGGTAATGAATACCTTGTTACAGCAGACGGTAATGTAATTGATACACAAACTAAAACATCAGTTAACAATATTACTAAAGCTGATGATTTGAATAATATTTACAAAATGTCTGAGGAGTCTAAGGACACAGATCATATTTATAGTGGTCGTGGTTATTCTTATGCTTTATCAAACACATTAGGTAACTTAGCGTTTCAGATCGTAGCAACAAAAGGTATTGGTGGAGCTGCTGCAAAGGTCGGCATCACTGAGGCTAATTTAGGTAGGCTGGGTGCAACTATTCCTGAAATGGTAGCCGTTGGCTCAATGGTTGGTTCATCTACTTACAATGATACATTACAGCAATTAAGGGATGCAGGAGTTAAAGATGAGGAGGCTAAAATTGAAGCTGGGAAAGTAGCTGCTATAACATCAGCAGCAGGCGCTATTGCTACACGATTTTTACCAAATACTAACGCAAACAAATTGTTAAGTGAACTTAATACAGGTGATGTAATACGTAGGTCGGTAGCTGCCTTTGCTGAATCAGGTTCTAAAGGGGTTTCTGACTTCCTCAAATCAGGCGCAAAGAATGTATTCTCAACCGCTTCTCACACATTTGAGGAAGGAGCAAAAGAAATGTTACAGGAGTTTATAGAAGGGGCAGGGCAGAAACAAGGTAATTACTGGGCTAATGCAAACTTAGATAAAGATATTCTTTCAACAGGTTATACAAGGCAGGAGATTTTAGATACAGCAATCTTATCTTTTGCTGCCGGAGGACTAGCAGCAGCGGGAGGTTCAATGAGGTCAGGTTCATTAGGAACTAACATTCAAGAGAACTTTGATATGTTAACAGCTATTGACGGGAATAAGTTTGATCAAGCAGGTGAGACTTTGATTAATAAGGGTCATTTAACAGAGGATCAATTTATAGACTTGAAACAGCAGGTTAAGAATTATAAGGATTTTAAGAATAAATTACCTGACAGTGTTAAAGGTAAAACTGCTGTGGATGTATCACAATTACTGGCAGAGAGGGAAGGGTTAAAGAGAGATAAGAAGAATCTTGATGAAGCTTTCCACCCTGAAATTGATTCTAAATTAGAAAATGTAAATAACAGGATAGTAGAAACGTTAAATAATAAAGTAAATGAAGAAACAACAACCGAAACCACCACCGGACTTGATGAGGATCAAACGTCAGCCGAAAGCGAAGCCACCAACAGGGAAACCACGTATGGTAAAGAAGTAAAAAGACCTTTAAATGATGCAGAGTTAATTGATGCAGTTGAGAATAATAAACCTTTGTTCAAAGACCCTAAATTAGTTAATTATTTAAAAAGTGAATTTAATATATCAGACGAATTGATTAACGCCCTACCTCCTGATTTAAATGTTACTTTCTCAGCGTTAATGGGTAGAAAAGGTGATAGCCCTATAGGTAGAGTATTAACATCTGTTATAGCATCAGGAGGTTATAGAGTGCCTAGAGAAATGTCAGCGGATAATGATACAGGTGTCATTAATACAACATCGGGTTTAGGTGATATTCAAATGAACTTAAGTCATATGATTATAGGTTCTGTATTTGGGGATCAAACAGCAGGTGGTAAGACATTGTTTCATGAGATTGTACATGCAGGATCGGTATTAACTATGGCGGATATTAGGGAGTATATTAAAAATCCTGAGTATCAAAAATCTAACAAATACACACCTGAGCAAATAAAAGCTTATGAGAATATTAGTGATGTCTACAGGACTATGAAAAGGAAGGAAAAGAATTTATCTAAACCTACATCACTAAAAGCAAGTACTTATGGACTGACAAATGAGTATGAGTTTGTAGCTGAGTTTATGTCTAATAAGAACTTTAGAGAGTGGATTGTTGATGATAACAATATATTAGACCCTAATTCTAGTATGTTATCAAAGATTTGGGAGAGTATTAAAACAATGCTTGGTATTAAGAATAAAAAGGTAAACACAGAATTTGAATCCCAAATCCAATCGGATATTGATTCTATATTTAAAGCCCATAGAGAAAATTTAAATAAGATTATCAAAAGTCGTCAGGGGAATGTGGATACTAACACTGATACTAATACAACAGTTAATGACGATGTTAGTCAGGAAGTAACATCAACTCCTGAAACACAAGATGATTTAAGGAAAACTGATTTATCAAACCAAACTGGGTTAGATAGTTTCATAGATCGTGTTACTAAAATGAGGGATGATTTAGATAACAATAATGATACCTTATATAAACGACTGCCTGTAGATGTTGCTAGAGGAGCTTTGAATGCGGTTATCGCAGCAGCTAATACAGCTAAATTAGGGTTAGATGCTATATCAGCCGGAGTTGACTATATTCGTTCAACAGATTGGTATAAAAACTTAGATGTTAATGAAAGAGAAGAGTTAGAAAATGATGGTGTTTGGGATTCTATATTAAGTACTACTAATGAGCCTAACGTTGATAAAACAAATAAGGTGTCTATTCCGGAAGGCAAGTTGTTAACTGATAAATTAGAGGCTTTAAGACAAGGGTACGAACAAGGTTCAGCAGATGTATCTAAACTAAAAGCTGATTTCTTAGAGCAAGTTAAGTCGGCTATTAAAGGCTTAGGAACTAATTTCTCTGAACGTGACGCAGGTATTTTGTTAGATCAGGCATCAAAGGTTAATAAGGATAATATTGGTGGAGTTAATAAAACAATTGACAACCTTGTTAAAAGATTAGAGAAAAGAGCAGGTAAAGCTAGAGACAATAAATTAAAAACATTACAGAAAAGAGCTAACGTAAAGGCTAGGACTAAGTATGGTAATGCCGGAGAGAATGTAAGGAAGCTTACAACACTTCCAGTAAACCAAATTCCTGATGCTAACTACGATGAATACTACTCTATAATGGAGGATTTATCAAAAGGTAATGATGTTGATTTTAATCATGTTAATGATCTTTATGACAGACTTAGACAAAACATAAATGACTATGTTGAGAAAAAGAATGAGGATAAAGCGAACAAGGTTAAGCCTGTACCTAAAGATAATGCAGAGGCTATTAATAAATTACAGAGTTTTGATAGAGATAATATAAAACCTTCTGATAATTTAACTGATTTTGAGAGAAAAACGTTAAGAGATTTTAAGGCTATCCCTAACGGATATTTAAATAGTCTATCTGCTGCTGAGCTTGGTAGAATTAACAGAGCTTTAGAAGCTCACAGAGACGCGGGTATTTTACCAAACAAAGTTTTAACAGACGTTGTTAATAAATATAAAGCTGAAAGAACGGCTAAGGATATTATAAACACTGTTGGAGCTAAGGTATTAAAGCCTGTATCAGGTATAACCAAGTTTATAGACAACTTAAAAGGTAGGGAGTATACATCGGATGACTTCTTTAAAAAGATCAGTCGTGAAATGATGCAGCATATTGACTATGCAGTTAAAGGTGTTAAAGGAACAACGTTCTATGATAACATAGTGCACCCGTTAACGTCAAACCTTAACAAAGCTGATAATGAGACAATGTCTGTAGCAAACGAATTTACTAATTTGTTCAATAGAGCTGCAAAGAAAGAACCTTTTAAACTTAACGTTAAACTTCAAATGTTCCTTAGAGCTAGAGAGTTTGATTCAAACCCTGAATTAAGAGGGAATAAGGTTTATCCTTTAGCAGAACATATGAAAGCTATGGAGGCTAATAAGTTAAATCTTAATATGCCTCAGACAGATATTAATTATGTTCAGGAGGTTTATAATGACGTTAAAGGTAAAACATCTGAGGAAATGTATAACGATTTCTCCCCGGCTGAGAAAAGTGTTATCGAGTTTATGGATAAGAAGTTGAGAGAAACAGAGTTAACAAGTCGTGATTATAATAATCATTTACGTGGTGAAACTTTGTTATATCCTACTAACTACTTTCCTCGTAAGAATTCAGGCAACAATATAAATGCGGATACGGATGCTGATATTAAGAATCGTTTAACAAACATTCTAGGTGCAACATCTGTAAAAGCTGATCAATCGAATGAGAGGATTGCTACAGGTGCTAATCCGTTAAGTTTTGATACATCAGGTATTTTCATGGGACATATAAGACAATCAAATATTGAGGCTAATTTAGCTCAACCTTTGAAAGTTGTAGGAATGACAATATCAAATGTTAAAAAATCTAACAATGCATCTTTAGTTAGTTTAGGAGGAGCTTTGGAAAAAACAGTTTCAAATTTGATTGATGCTCAATTAGGTTCATCCCCGTATAGCTTCAAATCAAGGTCAAATGAGCTGTTTAATACTTTTGTAAGGAATACATTCACAAAAGTTCTTGTAGACCCTGTAAGGTTAGGATATGACGTTTTATCAAACTACTCAACAGTGTATGGGTTGCATGCTGATAAGCTGCCTGCTATTATAAAGGCAAACAATAATATTGATGATAGTGTTAATAAAGTTATTCAAGAGAATATTGCGTCTACACAATCTGAGAGGTTGGGGGGCTCTAGGGCTTCTGATTATAAAGGTGCTATGAGTTCGCCAATTAATCAGGTTAAGTACAGGACTTTAAGACCTGAACCTGTCCAAAGAATGGTAGATATGTATAAGCATAATGTGTTTACAAAGTTCTCTGAGGAAGCAGGTAAACAGTATTATAAATACGCTGATTATCCTTCACAGCATTTGTGGAAGTATTATACAAATGAGGAATTTAAAAAGATCACTGGTAATGATTTTGATGGTAAGAAGTATCGTGATGACAAATCTTATCGTGAGGAAGTTCACAACGATCTACAGAAAGCTGTAACACAAGCTGATAAGAAAACAGCTAATTACTTCAATACCGGAGCAACAGCAGAACAGAAACTAATTGTTCAATCAGGTAAGGCAAATTGGTTTACGAAGTTTAATAACTTCCTTAGATCATTTACATTTAATGAGAACAGGGTTTTTTGGGATTCTTTGAACGGTATGACAGGTATAGGTGATTCTACATTTGATTCTAAATCAGATGCATTCAGGGCGTTTGCTGTAGTCAATGCTAGGGGTATTGCTTATAGTTACTTAGGTGCTATTGCAGGAGACTGGATCGTTAAAATGGTTACAGGAGCTGACGATGAAGAGGAAGGACTGGTCAATAACAAAGCTATGAAAAAGGCTTTAGGTCAGCACTTAGGTTTGATTGCTTTAGGTAATAAAGGAGCTGTAGCAGGATTTATGGGTAACTTTATTGGGGAAATGATCAATAAGGAATACATTAAATCAACAGGTGAGAAATACAACGCCTTTGAGGATAGTATGTTTTTTACACCAACTAAGAAAAGTAAGTACACTGATTTCTTAGGTAACTTAGGTGCTGAGGGATTAGCAGTTAAATCTGTTGTAGATTTTGGTTCAATGAGTTATGATCTACTTGATAAATACAGGGCTAATGATAAGATTACGGAGAAAGATTTGATTAAGTTCAAGACTGCTCAGTACACAACATCGTTAGTATCACAGGCAACAGGTTTACCTATTGATAGGTTTGGTAGGGTTACTCAGAAATATTTACAGGCTAAGAATCCTGTAACTGATAAACCAAAGAAACATAAATCAAAGATTAAAACATCATACTCAGGGTATGGGTCAGGTTATTACAAGTAATTTTAAGGAGGCTAGAAATAGTCTCCTTTTTTCATGTACATATAACAAAAAGAGGTATACCGTTTGGTACACCTCTTGTCTCTAAATTCCATCGTAATCTTTCATCTTATTTAATTTTTGTTAATTCACCTAATAGGTTTATTTCTTCATTTTCATAATTAATACCTACATAATCTAATACCTCCCCAAGCCCTGTATTATATATAAAAAGTTATGCATTTTGGGGTGTGTGAGTTTTAATTTCTGAAACCTGTTCATGTCACCTTTATCTTGTTCTGCCCCAAAAGCACAAATAACACACCCAGTTTGCCTTTCCCCGCTTACCTCAACACCTTCCTCTGTAACCCTTTTATAATACACTTCACAAAACCTTATATTATACTTGTCATGATATTCCCATATATCTTTTTCAGTCCAAATACTTATTGGTTTAGACATTGGTTTATCCCCAAAATTATTACAACCTGTTCTAAGGTAAGAAACTCTGACTCCTCAGCAGTTGTGCCTACTATAGGATGCTCACCTGTCTCTTTATGATAATCACTGAATGGCATTTTTTAAAGTAGTCACAACACTTATTACTTACTTTAAAAGGTGTATTTATTAGTTTATGCCATTTTTTAGATAATTTAAATACGCTAGTTTTGGTTCCATCTCTCTTTATACCTGTTAAATATAAATTCCTAGACACTTTATTTCTATCTGTAGGATTCTTTAAGTCGTGTATCATTCTTGATACTTTTTTAGACCCTACAGCAAAACCATGTTCTTTAACAACATCTTTATACATCTTCTTAGGTATAAGTATTTTAACATTACTAAAACTATTTACGTGCTTCCTAAGTTCAGGAAACTCTAACTTGGTGTCAGCAAATACTTTAGTAGGTTTATTGTTTTTACTTATAAGTATCTTTTTTAGTATTTTATACTCTAATTTTAGCATATTATCTAACTCCCCCATCGTGTAATCTATCTATAATATCAGCCATAACCTGTGAGTCTTTACCTCCTGAGAATGCTAAAAAACACTTATCTTTATAAACCTCTCTAAAGTCTATATACCTTTCAATAGTCCATTGTATTTTTTCTTCTAAACTTAGATTAACCCTGTTTACATATTCTTCGTACGTTACTTTACCCATAATATTTTAATTTAATTTTTCTATTTTAACTTTCACCTCACCGTCTTTCAAATCAGCAATCTTTTTAAAAGCACCCTCACTCAAATCCAATTCCCGGCCATACTTACTAAACCCTCCCCGATCATTAACGACAACAATAACCTTTTTGTTCGATGAAACATTTGTAACTTGGAGACGATCTCCAATTTTATACTTACTTGAAGCAGCACACGTCATTTTATTCTTATCGAAAATAACACCACTCTTTGTAATACGCCCGTGATGTTTTCCTCCATACCACGACACTCTATACGTTTTAGTCTGTAAAACTAAAACCATTAATAATGTAGTTAATAATTTCATAACACTGTTTTTAGTATCTCACGATACAATTAATAAGTGCAAATATACAAAAATATTTCATTAAACCAAAAAGAACCACAGAAAAATTATCCTGTGGTTCAATTAGTTGTGTTAGCTACCCTTCGAAAATACTCTTTACAGCGTACATACAAGACGTTTCAATGTCTGTCTTAGCTTTGCTTAATCTCCTTCCGGCTACACCATTTTCTATGATAGTGTCTAAGTATCTAGCAGCGGCTTGTTTGATGTTGAATATCTTACGATTATCTACACCAAAGTCTCCGATTAATACACGGCCTTCTGTTTGTTTAGGTACTGGGCTGTATAAAAAGTACTCAATTCTTTCTGTAAGTATATTGATTAGCTCTCCCATGATATTGTGTTGAGCAATCAACCTTTGCTTTTCCTCTTTTTGAAGATCATTAAACAAAAGGCTTGTATCAATGAACATATCTAAAGCTAAATACTATAAAATCCTGTCCTGTCTTTCGTTAACTACTCTTTGTTGATGTGGTTGTAATGCGCTTGTGTCTCCGAATGGTTTTGTGTTTGTTGTCATAATTATTTCTTTAAAAGTTTGTTATAATACTCTATCAATTTCTGCATCTTTGATTTGTAGTAATCCTCAAAGTCCTCAAACTCCTCTGAGTCTTTTTTCCAAAGTCGGTAAAATGAATCCCTCAACAATTTTGAAGGGGATTCAACTTTATCAGGGTTACTCCTTGACATATGATGTTAATTTTTGAAGTTCTAAAAATACTTTGTAATGATCTGAAATATCTTTAGCCACAGCCTCAATATCTGCCATCACTTGTTTAATCCTTGCTTTTGTAACCTTCTTTGTTATAGGGTGAATCTTACTCCCTAATTTTAAAGGTTCATTCTTAAAAGCATTGCCTGTTCTATCAATTAATATAACTTGCACATTCTTTGGTAAAACACCATGCTCCTGTAACAAAGCTGCTGAGTAAATATCTAGTTGGATGTAATCATCATCTTGATACTCAGCAATTTTCTCATCTTTAACCTCACCTGTTTTGTAGTCAACAAGGTTTAGATAGTCATTTGAGTTTGTATCAATATAGCCAATGACATGAAACCCTTTGAACTTTAATGAGATATACTTTTCAAACTGATCATATCGTGGGATTGTTTTTAACAATTCTTGTTCTTTAGTGGTGAATTTACTAAAATCCCCTTTCTCTAAAGCGTTACCAATCAAGCTCCCAAATTCTGTATATTGGTTTCCAGTGAACTTCTCACCAAAGAAATACTGCCTCATGTAATCCCTCTTATTCTTTTTCCATGTACTTATCTGACTATATGATAGACAGGGTAATCCGTCCCTACTCTTTGGTAATTCAATTACGTATTCTTCTGCTTTACTCATACTAAGAATTTAATTGTTTAATGTGAGCTTTAGTAAGTTTTGTTGTCTTACCTTTAGCAGTTGATACTATGGCATTTAGGATTGTTGACATTTTTTCTGCATTCTCCTTTGTTGCATCATTAAACAGTGTCTTTAAAATTTCATTATCAGCCTCACTAAAATGACCTTCAAACATAGCCGTTAACAAAGGCTTTTCAACGAGTGGGGCAGGAACATCGGAAATGTTTTTAAACCTATACAATATGTTATAAACGGCCTCTACGTCCTTCTCACAATACCTACTAATCCTTTCAATCTCACCATCCCAATACATTTTTGGTACATCAGCTCCTGAAATATCATCTTTAGGTGAAGGTATTCCAAGTGCATTTGTTACCGCAACCAAGCTCGTAAAACCCCAAAGCTCTGCTGTATCAACAATCCAAATGATTTCCCAAGGCTTCTTTCCGGATACATCAACCAATTTGTGAGGGATAACCCCGTTGACAATCGAGCGTTTAAAGATATAAGGTATGTCAAAAGTCTTGATAAAATGACCTGACACCTTCCAATGCTTTCTCCTAAGAGTTTTGTTAAACTTCTCAATAAGTTCTTTTTCATTCTCATCATTAAATGTCATTGTTACAAAATTACCATTATGAAGTGTGCCTACAGAGATACAAGCAATCCTACCAAACTCCGGATAAAGTGCCCCTTTCTCATGATACAAATCTAATAACTCTATGTCAGTTAAATTTAACTTTTTATTAGTATAGGACCAAGCGTCAAACAGAGGAGTATTTAACTCCAACTGTTTAACTAATGTAGTGGTCTCAATATCAATTACTAATAACTCCTCTAATTCTATTTTATTAATTGCCTCCATTATTTAATTTGTTTTAATTCAACTGAACTCATACCTGCTCCGAACTCGTTTAAAGTAAAGTGATATGTTTCAAAATCTTTCTCTACTTTTATTCGGGTGGCATAAGTACCATTACTACCTGTTCCCTGAGATTCAAGTTTTTGACGTACTTTTAATACGTCATTAACCTTTAAATCTTTGAACATTTGTCTTTTTGTTTTAGACTTTACCTCTGTTACGATGAAAAGGCCTGTTAATTCTAATCCCATAATTAATTTTTAAAATTGGTTAACATAAGGGTATTTACCACTCAACTCAGATTTAATAGAATAATAAATAGTCTCTAAACTTGCTAAAGGCCAATTATCACTTGCTATCCAAACTGTCTCTGAAAAAATTTTACCATCTTTGTAAGACAATTTAAACTCTGCTTGATGCTTAGATGTTGTAGTTCTATACCCATCTAAACAATATTCATAGACTCTTAAAAGTTTAATTATCTTTTTATAATACTTGCTATTTAACATACTACAAATCCATTAAAATGTTTAACGGTGTATCTTCATTCAAAATAACAGCACACCCGATAGCAGGTTTCTTAAACCTCTTTGCATAAGCCATTGCGTAAGAATCCCAGTCAACACCACAACCAACCTGAGTCCCGAATATTTTCATACCATCACCAACGTGATACCATGTATAAGCCTCTGTATGAATGTGACCCTGAACAGTTGACATCATAGAGGATAAAGCTTTAGTTCTTGCTGTACCACCTTCCCCGTGGATATATTGAACCTTACCAATAATATGACGATCTTTAAACTCCCAACCCGGTGTATTCAATACCTCTTTAAACTCCTTAATCCACTTCTGAGGGATTGCAGATGATTGAGCTTTACGCATGATTATACGATCATGATTACCGATAATAACCGTTGCTTTAGGGAAGGCTTTATACCATTCACCAATCCTCTCAATTGCTAAATCTAACTCCCTAGAGCCTCCATGCCCTTCTGTATCTGTTTCATGATAAGATGAATAATGATTATCAATAATATCCCCAATGAAAACAACCTCAGTACATTTGTACTTATGAAATTGTTCAATACAAAACTCCAAATAACCTTCCTTTTCAAAAGGAGTATGTAAATCACCTATAACAAGTACATTACGTTTATTCTTTTTGTATGGCTTTGTCATCTGCTTATACCAACTCCTAATTGTTCTAGGTGTTACACCAAAGTAATTAGATAAGTTTAACTGCGCTTTCTCTCTTGTTTTATGATTTAAATAGTAAGAACTAATTAAGGCCTTGTCATCCAAATTTAACTTATTAAAACTTTTATTCATATTACTCCGCTGTTTTGTTAATATTTAATTTGAAATTCTTTAAATTGTTGATTGCTTCATCAATAGCTTTGTTAGCTTCCTTTAACAATTTATCAGCTACAGCCTCATACACATCATTTACATTGTCATGAATTTCATTTAATGTACTCATCACTGATTCTAAATTATTTTCTACCATATCCTTTATCTTTTAAAATTGTAATTACTTCTCTACACTCAGTTTGCGTTGTTGGTTTGAACAACATAGGTGGGGTATCACGACTGTTCATACTATTCATGAAAAATTTCCACCTAAGCGGGAATGACTCATTAGCCTTACCTTTAACCTCAATAATGAACTCCTCTTTTGGGTGAACAAAATCAGGTGTGTATTCCATCTTTCGAATGGTTGGTTTATCGACTAACGTCATATCTTTGGTACTTTTCCTTTCAAAGTTACCTGACGGATATTTAAACCCTGATACTAATAAGTACGTTTTGTTAAGTTCAAATGGTATTTCATTATCCCTTAACAATGTGTACATATAAGATTCTAACTTTGAATCAAAAGTAATCCCGTCAACATCTGTTTTAGTGTAGTTAATTAGCTTAACTCCTTTCTTACGGTATTTAGTAACACCTATCTTTCTTACACCCATATTAAACTAATTTAGATTTAAAGAATGTAGCGGCTTTTGTACTAATAACTTTTTGAACATCTTTAATTGTTAATTGAGAGTTTTCAAGTACATCTGATTCCTCAGAAATTATATCCTGAACAACCCACTTTATATAAGCGCCTGTGTTCTCTAACTTCACCTCAACATTTTCTAAACCTTGGTTTAGTCTTTGCTCAGTGACAGAATAATTAATAAACTCATCAACTGACTTTAACTTATCAGGGTCTACAGAGTTTAAAACCTTAACCTGACTTACTGAATGCTTCTCTCCTTTAGATTTAAATACGATCTCCGGATGCTCAATACATCTTAATACTAAACCTTCACCAATGCCACTAATTCCAAAGTAAGTTCCAATAGGGCACTCATCCTCTACAATAGTTGTTAATTCTATTAAATGGTTTTGAACTTCTATTGGGTTTGAGAAATCAATCATAATCTCACTAGTAGGAAAATCATAAATGTTATAAATACCTTGTTCATGATCTTTAATACTTTTAAAAGGTACTGAAACTCCATCTACCAAAACCTGAAAGATAATAAAAATCTTTTCTTTTAGTTGTGTTAAAGCAACTCCTTTCTGAATGTTACCACCACACCATTCTCCATATACAACAATGTTTTCATCGAACAAATATTTGGTCATAAATGTTAAATCCTTATTAACCATAGCTTGCATGAACCCTGCGTTATCCTGCTCTAATGTCAAAACTCTCTCTCTTGACTGATATTCAACACCGCTAGGGTAAAAAACAATCCCTGCGTTTGTTCCATGAGCTTTAATAGAGCATTCAAAATTCAATTTAACTCCTCCGTAATTCTTTAATACGTCTTGTATGGCATTTCTAAACTGCCCTGTTTTTGGGTATTTTATCATATATTTTTGTTTAATGCGTTTCTGCAAATGTCCTCCCGTTTTGAACTTCACAATCCAATCTGACATTTAATTTTAAATACTTATTTACATCTTCTATAGCAAGTTTAATTTGTTTTTGTATGTCTATGATAGTGTTTTCATTATCATCAACCCTCAACATTAAGTCATCATGTGTCTGTGTAATAGGATACCCAACCCTTTTAACAACAAAATAAACCCACATGTTAAAACAAAACACTGCTGTACTTTGGTTTATGACAGAGAATTTATCCTTCTCATTTCTAAGGAAGTACCAAAACCTACTAACAGGGTTGAAAATCCAGTTTTCACCGTCAATCTTTTTAACCTTGAAAGTTTCTGATACTTCTTTTACAGCCCAATGAACCTTCCAATAAGCATCTATCAACTCCTGAGCTTTGTTAACTGTAATACCAAGATTACGACCAAGTGTTGTAGCCCCAACTTTATACAATGATGCATAGTTAGTTGTTTTCCCTTGACTCCTTTGACCTTTTAACTCTTGTAATTTAACCTTCTGTTTATCCTCCGGTAGATCAAACAAAGCCTGTACCTCCTCATTATACTGGTAAAAACTAAAGTTCTTATAATCCATATTAGATATGTCTTTACCTGCTTTCCCCATATCATCTAAAGCAGCATTGTATACATAAAACAATTCCTCAGCCTCAGTCATAAGACCTGCTGTTACAGAAATCTCTGTATGAGGGTCATAGAAATCTTGTTTAGTTTTCTTAATCCTTTCAGGGTTTAATTTGAAAGTATAATGATCTGAGGTTCTTGATTCAACACCGGATAAATCAGCTTGTATCAACCTTGTTCCTTCACTCGCTATTAAACATTCCCTTAACCAATATCCATCCCTTAAATCCTTCTTACCTGTATATTTAGGAATGTTAACAATAACAGCATGCTGCCACCTCATTGTTACAGCTAATTGTGTAAGCCCTTGCGAGATCATATCATTCTCATCACGTTTGTTCAAAAACCCTTTCAGAATCCCAAGTCTATGCGTGATTACCGTCAACCCATCCAAAGCCTCAATAGCAGGTTCAACCTCTACCAACTTCCTGACAGAATGACAAAGCATTTTTGTATCAGGGTTTGTTACCTGTGGTATTGCTCTTTGTTTAGTCTCCATACGTCTTTTAGATGGGTTATAAACTTCCTCACGAACATATTTGAAAGTTTCCGGCTCCCAACCTAAATCAAATAACCATTTTTTCTTTTGATCTACAGAGTTTGGGTTTCCTTCTGATATTGATAAAATATCTTCGAACTCTAAGGTATCATGTGGTAAGCCTAGTTCATCACACTTATCAATCCACTTTGCTCCGGCCACTGATAAAGACCCATCTTTTTTATACATTGTTTTAGGTCTTAACCTAATACCTGTTTTAATATGCTTTGGCATTGCAGCTTTAAGGATTTTAATTTTCTCCTCTTTCATTTCATCAAAGTAGTTATAGTGTTTTGTTGTTAACTCAACATCTACCTTAACTTTGGCTTCTTCCTGATTAAAGGAACAATCCATAATGAAATTTAACAAATTAATTAACCTTATAATCTCATCATCAGAGTCATAAATTTTACGCATTTTCTCTAACAAATCTACCCAAAGCTTTGTATTAATAACAACGTCCTGCTCACATCTGTGCCTATACTCCTCATAACTCAACCCTACCCAATCCTCAATCTTAGGTTTTGGTGTTCCATAATCCTCTCCGTATTCTGCTAGACCAAATTTCTTTAACCTTTTAGGATGCATCCACCATGATAGAGCTAATGAATCTATGATAGTGGCTTTAACCTTTATACCTAAAACTCTCTCAATTGCTGCTCCGTCATATCGTCTACCGTTATGCATAACAATAACATTATTCTCGTCAGCAAAGGTTTTCCTGATCTTTTCATAATCCGGGGTAGAACTCATGAACCACCCCGAATCTTTTTTATATGCTACTGATAACACATGAATTTTAGTTATAGTATCTAACAATCCATCTGCTTCAATATCTCCAACTAAAACATTATCTAAGTTCATTCTGTGTAAGTTATTATAACATGATGTTGACCATTTATAGAGTCTGTTTGGTATGTAACATCACAAAGTACAACCCCAGTCCTTTCTAAGAAATCATTAATTTGTTTTGATAAATCCTCTGCACCAGTATCCCAAAAACCTTTTGTATACTTTTTAATTTGAACATCCATCACTTTGAATAATTAAGATTAACAGATTTTGTTACATAAGCTCCGGTGTCTTGGTATGATATTGTATACCCATCACCTGTAGCATACCCTCTTAAATATTTAATTGAATCATTACAATCCTCCTCAGTAACAGTTACAGGATTTGTCAAATCATACTCTTTATCTAAAGTACCATCAGTCTTAAATTTATTCATAAGAGTTGGTGAATGACTACCCGCACCTCTTTTCAACAATCCTTCATTATTCCCCCTAATCAATTCTTGAACTCTATTAGTTAAAACCTCTACGTCTTTTGCGTGCCTTCTCTCTACAGTATCATATATTCTCTTAGTTTCATAATCAAGCCACCTTTGCTTTTCATCTATAGCATTTTTAACAGCCTCTTTATACGCTTTTGCTAAATCCTCTCTACTCTCTTTGTACTTCTTATTAGCTAAACTTAATCCGCTACCAATAAAATACTCTGCAAAGAACATTAAACAAATAAATATTGTTAAGCCAAAGTTTAACAAATACTCTCCGTTAAGTTTACCTGCCATCTTTACTAAAGTTAATTGAACAATTGCTCCGGCTGATGTAATTAGTGGGATTAAAACCCAAAATAAAAACCTTAATACTTTATCTACTATTTTACCCATAATTATAATTTTAATTGTTATTTAAATAAGTTTCAACAATGATCTCTGTAATATCATCATCTATTTTTAATGCGAACTCTCTAAGGACATTCCACAAATCCTGACTGTTATATGTCTTGTTACAAAAACCTTCCATATGTTTTTTGACATTAATCAATTCTTTTTCGTCAGGTATAAACCCGAACTCTTTAGATACCTCATGAGCTATTCTAAGCTTGTTACGGGTAAAAACTTTCTCTTTAGGTGTTAATACCTTAATGTCATCTTCATAAAGGTTTTTTGGTACTTTAACGTAAGTCACAATAAATTTCTTTTTAGAACCTGAAACTGACTTAGCAACTAATCTACCATTGACTCTACCTGCAAAATCTTGTGCTGCTTTACCTGAGTGAAACTCTTTACTTAATCTCTCCATATATTGTTTTTTGCTCCGTTATCTAAACATGACTGTAACCAACCTTTATCCCAACTATCTGAGGATAAAGTATTATCCCAACATAAGTCGTATAAATATTGTGGGTCTTGACCTTGCTTTATACTATATTCTGCTGATAAATAACCATTTTCATACTCATCTGTGTCATTAAAGGTTGTAGTATTAGTTAAATAGTAGTATACTATTAATGATACAATTATAGATACTGAAATTACTATTATATTATTCATAACCTATATTTTTATTTATCTAACCTAATACCTACACACACTGGGAATCTTGGTAAACCTTCATCCGTATATTCAAAGAATCTAATCTCAGCCGTCAACCCTACATAGCTCTCTTTCTCTTTCAAAAACTTTTCTCTCTCAGCAAAAGAAAACTTCATCCCACACCCGAAATCTTTACCATCCGGCATTGAACAAATAAACATCCCATGCTCAGGCCTTTTCTCTGTTGGTTGTACATCTTTGATTGTGCAAGAAATATCTAAGAAGTCTTTGTATTTTAAAAGGCTTGATGATCTTTTGTTTGATTCATAACCTGCTGATCCGTGGCGTACAATTGTCCCTTCGTAACCCTCTGCAATAAACTTAGAGTGGTATTTATCAAGTTCCTGTTTATTACTTATTTCATAAGTTGGCACTAATTTTATATTGTTCATACTACAAATGTTTTAATTCTGATTCTTTTCTTTTAGTTATCGCATCCTCTAAGTTTTCAAACTTACCTATGTATAGTCTCATTTTATCCTTAAATATATACACTTCCCACTTGTTACCTCTTTTATAAACACCCTTATAACCTGATGTATTGTTTTTAGGTGTACGTTTATTTAAGTTTTGTTCTGAGTGTGTAGCCCATGCCTTATACTCAGGTGTACCAAACATTCCGTGTATTACCTTGAATTTACCCATTAAAAATACTTTTTAGTTTTTCTTGTCTTTCTTTATATGGAATGTCTAAAACTATATCATATATATTAAAATTAATTTTGTGTGTATTGGCAGAATCCTTTTTAACTGCCTGTACTTGATTTTGAAAAGACCCAATATCTATATTATACGCCTCCCCATCGTAAATACCATCAGGTATATTAGTACTCTCTAACTGTAAAATAATATGATTTAACGTTACTATCTCTCTATTTTTACGTGATATAAGTGTTACCTTACCTTTATTTTTTATAGCAAGCATCCTAATACCATCATATTTCCTTTGAATAAAGCAAGGGTACTTAATATTTTTCTCTTGATCTTTGAAGTCTTTAGCTAACATCGGTAGGATTAAGGTGTCAACCTCTGCCTCCTCTTTAGTCTTATAATAACCTTCTTTAAGTTTTGCTACAATCTTTGCCTCAGCCTCTGATATAGCTTGTTGTTCAGGTGTTGTTTCATTAGCCTTACCAATGTTCTTACCTTCACAATTTGAAATGTTTGTTGTTGCCTTCCCATCTAACAAACCACTCTCTTGAATAACTTTACTCCCTTCTGTGGATATAGTTAAAAACCTTAGTTTCCCTTTGGAATCCTTTTTGTAAATTGTTACCATAGTATAAAATTGTTTAATCATTATTACTTGACTGTATTATTACACTCCCTTCGAACTTAACCCAAATATCACTCCTCCAAATATCACTATATTGACCTAATTGTGCGTGTACATCACCTCCAACAACCGTGCCTCCTATATGTGTGAACCCATCTAAAACAGTAGTCTTACCTTCGGTCATTATAATAGTTTTACCATCCTTCATTTTAAGTAATTGTGGTTTGTTAAAATCTATGCCTGTTTTATTATCTTTTACTATTGAAATCATACTATTTAATTTTTCTTTGTTGTCTGTTTACCACAGATTCAATTAATTTAGCAGCCCTTTTACAAGCCTTATCATACTCACGTAATCCTCTTTCATTAACCTCACCCACATCCTCCGGAAATAAACCAACCTCTGTGTGTTGTCTTATAAACTCAGCAGCGTTGAATAACGCTAGTATTGTTCTTTCTCTTGTTTGTTTTGTCATGTTATTTCATTTGTTAAATTTTGATATTGCAAATATAAATAGAAAAACCTTACAAAACAGCATTTTTATAAAGAATTTTTGAAAAATTTTAAGGGGCTTTTTAAACCCCTCAAAACCATACTGTTATGATTCGCAAGAACTGCAATCAGGTTTCATAGCTTGAGCTGCTGCCTCTTTTGATACACTTGTACCCCTTTGATAGTACAAAGTCTTAACCCCTTTCCTCCATGCATCAATGTATAAAGTATTAATATCTTTAATTGAAGCTGTTGTAGGTATGAATAAATTAACTGACTGAGATTGATCAATGTATTGTTGTCTATTAGCAGCTTGGGAAATAATATCCATTTGGTTTATCTCCTTAGCTGTTTTAAATACATCTTTCTCCTCATCTGTTAGGCCATTAATTGATTGAACAGACCCGTGGTCAAACATTATTTGCCTCCAAACTTCCTCAGTGTTTAGCCCTTTTTCATTTAACAAATCCTCTAAGTACTTATTCTTACGCATAAAGTTTCCTTTAGATAAGCCTGCCTTGAAGTAGTTAGATGAATAAGGCTCTATTCCGGCTGATACCTGCCCTAAAATAGACGATGAAGAAGTTGTAGGGGCAATAGCTAACCTTGTTGTATTCCTAACCCCATAACCCTTTAAAAGATCAGGTTCACCAAACAGTCCTGCTAACTCTTTAGATGCCTCTAATGATTGTTCATCCAACTGTTTAAAAATCTTAGAGTTTAATTGTTGAGCCCTAAAATCACCGAAAGGAATCATCTTTGATTGTAGTAATGAGTGCCAACCTAAGACACCAAGCCCTAAAGCCCTATGTCTTTTAGCAAAGGTATTAGCTGATTTCATATGATGATTACCTTCTGTCTTTTCAATAAACTCGGACATAATCGCATCTAAGATATAAACAGCTGTTTTAACCGCGTCTGTATCTTTCCATTCATCGTATAAAGCAAGGTTCATTGATAATAAACAACATACAAAGGATTCATCAAACGTTGATGGTAACAAAACCTCACTACAAAGGTTTGAAGCGTTAATCATCATACCATTTTCCTTATACACATCCGGCTTACCCTTGTTAATTGTATCTGTAAAGAAAATATACGGCATACCTTTTTGTTGCCTTGACTCTAAAACCTTAGCCCAAATCCTACGCTTATCACTATCACCATCAATCATTTCCTGCATCCAGTAGTCAGGAACACAAACACCTGTAAATACGTTTTGAATAGGTGAACCAATAGATTTTATTGTTAAAAACTCCTCAATGTCTTTATGATCTATATCTAAGTAAGCTGCGAATGCCCCTCTCCTCGTACTTCCCTGTGAAACAACATCCATTGCTGTATCAAACAGTTTCATAAACGATACAGAACCTGAACTTTCCCCATTATCTGTAACTGCTGCGCCTCGATGCCTTAACTCACCAAAATAACCGGATGTACCACCACCAAGTTTGGTTTGCATAATAACCTCCCCAAGCTTGTTTGTTATACCCTCTATACTGTCCGGTACGTGTACGTTAAAACAACTAATGGGTAAACCTCTCTTAGTTCCTGCATTAGACCAAATAGGGGACGATAAACTAATCCAACCTTTAGCAACTATATCTTCAACTATCTTAGCAAACCCTTTTATTTTAAGCCTTTGTTCAACTGATTTAGCAACCCTTTTAACCGCATCCTCTGCATTCTCCCCACGTAGTAAATAGCCCCCTTTAAGCATTTGTAAAGATTCCTCATTTAACCACCAATAATTTGTTCCTTTCGTCATATATAAAATTTGTTTAATAGTCTATGTGTATTAAAAATGTTGTGTCGATTAGCTCAGGGTATGTTTTAGCAATCCATTCATCTAATTCATCCCTATCATACTCAGGGTCTGAGGATAATGAGGATTTTACATAGCAATCGCACCCTTGTTCCTCCAACCAACCTTTGTCTAAATCCTCCGGTATTTCACAATATGAAACAACCTTCATCGTAATTTCTATTAAGCTCATAACTAATCAGGTGCATTAAGTTGTCTGTACTCTGAAAGATTATCTAAATGAACTAAGAACATATTCTCATCCTTTAAGAACGGGTAATTGTCAACAACCCACTCATCTACGTAGTCATAGTCAGGGTCATTAACCTCACATACATGCGCACTTATAGCCTCTCCCTCTGTTAATTTAGTATCCTCAATAACTTTTCTTTGAACATGTACAGGCATTACAGATACCGGTAATACAAACATTTTTACTTTTTCTAGTTTTTCTAATTTTTTAACTGCCATAATATAATTGTTTAATATTAAAATAAATCATTACCTGTAACAGGTTTATCATGTTTAGTATAATCCACAGGTTTTTTAGCAAAAAAATCATCGAGTGAGTTTGCATAAATCTCCTCATCAAACCACTTCATCGGTGCATATTGTTCAGGTGTTATATTAAATACAGGTTTAATATTTAACTTATTAAAAGCTGTATCAACTCTATACTTCATAAAATTTAACATATCCTCTTTACTAAACATATTTAACTCTCCATGTTCATAAATCCAATCTAAAATCTTTCCTTCAAATTTAATATACTCTTTAGATGAAACCCTGATAGCTTCAACCATACGATCTGTTAAGTAACCTTCCTCTCTTAATTTGTTGAGTAAATAAATACCGCCTGCTGCGTGACAGTCCTCATCTGCACTAGTCCAAGCAATAATATTAGATACATTTTTCATCTTACCTTTAAACCTTGTTAATGATAATACGTTAGCAAACAAACTAAACAACGCTGTATTCTCAGTTATAATAGTAAAATATAATAACTTACCTACTATATCTAAATCAGGGTGTAAGTGCTTGTTAATCATATCTACTTTCTCTTTAAAGATAGGTATATCTAACAAAGTTCCAAATTTATGTTCCAACCCTAACACACTTATAATCCGACTATAACTTTCTGAATGTCTAAATTCTGATTCAGCAAACGTAGCCCCTAACCCATTAAACTCAGGTTTTGGGAAGTGGCTATACAAGCTACCCCAAAATGATTTTACACCTACTTCAACCTGTGATATGCCTAACATAGACCTAATAATAACTTCCTTCTCGTGAGGCTCTAAAGCCGTATGAAAATCTTGTACATCACCTGTAAAATCTAATTCTGAATGAACCCAAAATGTTTGATTGATCCTATCAACAAACTCCATAACCTCCGGGTATTCGAAAGGTTTGTAACTTACTCTTTTATCTTTTATCCCCATAATTACTATTATATCATACTATCTATTACACGATCTACGTAATCCTCCAAACTAATAACTTCAACTCCTGCAACTTGTTGAATGACTTCACTATTAGTTTTTACTTTATATTCTTTCTTTAGTTTACCCCAATCGTTGCTATTACCTACAATATTTGCTAAAGCTAAATTAGCCCTTTTTGTTGTACTGAAAGCACATTCACCATTTGATGTAACAATCTTATCTCCTTTAACAATTAAGAATACACTCTCCTCTTTTGTTAAACGCCATTCATAGTTTAACGCATTTATTATTTTTTGTTTTAAATCCATCCTAAAGCTTTTGAAATTAACGGGGTTTGTTCAACCAAAATATCCTTAATAGCTTTTGCTATCTCCTGTGCCTCCTTTTGTGCGTGAGCATCATCCCTTAACGCAACAAAGTGAATCCATGATCTAACAGAACCAGTCATAAAAATCTTTGTTTTGGTTGCCATCGGTAGGATTAATCTTGCTTGCTCCCTTGCTACTCCTGCATTTAACAATTTGTTATATAACTCTTTTGATCCATCTAACAAATCCCCTATCTCATCCGAAGCTCTCCTCCTACCGTAAACTGTATCAAGACTAGGATCAAAAACCATTTCAGAACTTTGTCTATTATCTTTCGCTTGCTCTCTGACCTCAACATCCTCAAACAAATCCTCACCTAACAAATTAACATCCTGATACCTTTGGCTAAACTCTTGAAACGTAAAACTCCTGTGCCTTAGTAACTGAATACCAATTGCTTTACTCGTTTCAATTTCAAATGTAATATAACCATGCTCAAACGGGGAGAAATGCTTGTTCACTATCAGGTAATTAATTAACCCACTTGGGTCACTTGATTTATCAACTCTCTTTGACGACACCCTAGCGATTTCAACAATCGTTGTCTCAATGTTTGGTGTTACTGCTTTTAATTCTACTTTCATACTAATACTCGTTATCTGTTTCTCTTTTAATTTTTCTAAAATGGTCTCCTTTTTCATGTAACAAATACTTTGATACATTTACTTTTTCTACTGTTCCATCTGAGAAAACAAAATAGTAATTTGTTTTAACCTCATAACCTTTATAGAAGTTATTGTACTCAGAGCCTATGGCCCCTTTCTTTTCAAGAAGTGTGACATTCACATACTCCGGTTTTCTCTCCTCACAGGCTGTTAAAGTAAGGAGGAATAATAATGTTAATATTAACTTTTTCATTTCTCTACAACTATTTCTCGTGGTGCAATAAGTGCATTCACTTGGGTTAAAAAACTGGTCTGCTCATTCTCAGTCTTGAATGTAAAAACACGACTGTTATATACTTTTGTTCCGGTTGATGAAACAGATACACTGTACTGGAATGTAACTACATACGTGTTAACAACACCTGTTGAAGTCGTTGCAGACCTTACATCTTTTGTAACCTCCTGAACATTATCTAAGTTAACAGTTACATTATCATATTTAATTGCTGTCATTTAAGATAAATTTAATTTGTTCAACATCTACATTATAGTGATCTGCCACAATCTTTTTAGCATCCTTATCCTGTACTTTAATAATCTCAGGTAAATCTTTTGCATAAGCCCACACCTTACTGTTTTCTGTTTTCTCAGCCTCCTCTAAAGTCTCTGCCATATCCCATGCTAAAAACTTATTATTCTTTACCATAAACACAACTCGTTTATTCCATACAGTACCTTTCATAGAAACCAACATAATTTTAGGGTATTCCGGTTTAGTTAAAGATTCTAATGTCTCTACCCTTAATTTATTTTTAATAACATCTTCAATATCATAAAGACCTAAATCACCATCAACATCTATTCCGTAGTACCTAAATTTGTCGTTATGAATCTTATTACAGTTAAACCTCCAATAATCTGTATCGAAATTATAATCAGTAAAAAACTGCTTAACCTTTCGTCCATGATCTAAATCTAAAACCTCTATAACAATTCCTTTTAAATCCATAATTAATTATTTTGTTTGTTATTACTGATGCAAATATAAAACAAGTTTTTTAATCTTGCAAGTTTCTACCTAAATATTTTTCAATTAATTCTCCCTTATCCTTATAAACCCTGTCATCACCTTGTGGGTATGTCACAGAATATGTCAACAAATACATCAAATTAGCTACTGCGTGTGCTAGATGTAACAGGCCTGACTCTTTATCAATATCATGACCTAACTCAAACTCAGCTAGATGCCTTTTGCATGAAGCTATAACACCCATCCAACCTAAACCTTTCTCCCAATTTCTGTCCCCATACTTCTCAGCACCCTGTGTTAATACCTTGACAATCTCCCTCATTGCTATAGGGTCTACAAGATCATAACGCAATTTACCTTTGTTAAATCTAGCGCCTTCGTGGTTTGGTTCATTATCTTTAGGAAACGCCTCTGTATCATGCAGCTTACAAGGTTTTTTACTATACATACTATAATGAACTGACATAATTTTATCTGCAAGAGCCGAAGCATTATTATCTAATTTATAATACTTAAATAAAAATTGGTAATCATCCGAACGAATTTCATGATCTAAATAGTTAAGTAGTTGACTCCTTGTAGGGGTGTTGTCATTAATCCATTCTATTACAGTATTAAGTACTTTATTAAATTTTTTATTCTCAGGTAATAAGCTTAACCATTCAAAAGACCCATCCTCTTTTATACTACCTACAACTGTTGTACCTTCTTCTGTTTCAGATTTGGTATAACTTGATCCATAACTATAAAGCGTACCATCAGGATGACCCTCAGTCCAAATTTTTATTGTTAAATCATTAATAATATAATCTAACAATTCCCTCCTTGAATCGTAGTCACTAAACTCCCAGTAAGAGACATTTGTACTTACTGAACTATCAAAACTATGATCCTGAAAATGACTTATTCTCCATGCTTTAGCTCTTTCATCTAAGTGAGGGTGTGTAGTTTTTATATTTGATAAATACTTTTTAAACTCTTTTTCAACACCTATATCCCTAGAAATATTACATAAAAATGCGAAATCACCTACTCTTTTACAGCTTAAAAAATTCTCTTTAACCTCTTTAAACTTATCTAACAATTCTTTATTTGTTTTCATTTTATTTAATTTTATTTTTATAAAAATGCTTCGTTCGGGTTAATCCTCATAAGTGGTTTTGTAACTACCCCACTCTTAGCCTGAGCCCTAACACCTAATTTTGATACTAACGATTTATACATAGGGTTGTTACCTTTACTGTCCCAGTACCCTAAAAACCCGTCTCTCTCTTTCCAAATCAAATCAGTCCATTCACCGGAGTTGTGCCTTTTACCACCTGTTTCCTCCTCCTTAACTTTCTCCATCATGATCATCATACTCCTCCTGATATCATCATCAGCATGGTTATTAATCCTGTGGAATATAAAGAAGTCATCAACCCTATAAGGAAAGTCTGCCCCTCCCTGAATGTCATACTTGCTTGGTGGTGATAGATAGCCGTCTTTATCTTTATTATTCCTCGGTGCGTTTGATGATGGGTGAGCCATAACGTACACTGAGCAATAAGATTCAGCAAATACCCTCATTTCAGATAGCATGTCATTGTTATGTGAGTAACCATTACCATCTACTTTAAAGAAGTTGTAAGGATCAATTAACAGTGCCTTAATCCCGTAGTATTCATACAACCTTTTCCCCATTTCAAGGACGTCATTTAATTTGTAATGTTTCTTGTTAGATATAATCTTGAAATTATCCCTAACTTGTTTTACGTACTTATCAAACAAACCTTTATCATTTCCAAATGAGTTTATAGTCCTTCCTGAATAACATTCAACAAGTCTCCTACGCGACATAGCTGTTTTATTCTCCGGCATAATCATCCCCCATTTCCAGTCGTGTAAAACATTCGAAGCCATTGCCAAAGACAACATCATAACTGATTTACCAACCCCATCATACCCCAACCCAAAGTTTAAAGAGTTTTCTTTTAACCTCATATACTCATCTAAAACCTCCCAACCTGTACTCAAACCTAATTGAACCTCTCCCTTACGAGCTTGCTCTAATAAAGTATTTTCCTCAGCTTCATCTGATAAAAACGTTAAGTCCTCTAATTGCTTCTCCCAACTCTTTGCTTCAACCTCTTTAACAGTTGTCCTTACATCCCTTTCATCAGCATTACCGTAACCTTGATCATATAACTTACCATACGCAGCCCTATAGTCACCGTCACACTCTAATTCTGCAAAAATAGCATGGTTGTTATATGGTCGTTCTAACTCGAAATTATCCTGAGCTGATGAGAAACAGTAAAAAAACTTTTCTTCTTTATGGTAACCGCCGTGTATGTCCCCCGATTTAGTCCCCGGTCGTGACATATTGATCCACACATCCTCCTCACTGTTTGTTTTATGTAAAGTCCAACCTTTGTTTAATAACAGATCAATCCCGATTTGCATATCCTCATTATAGTCAGGGAATTTTTGAATGTACTCATTATCAGCATTTGTTAACTTCTTTTTAGATTCTTTAACAATTAACTCATTAAGCATTTTTGCTGAAAGGAATAGTTGTAGCCTCTCCTCCGGGGATATGATAGGGATTTTGTCAAAAGAGCCTTGAATAATTTTATACCCCTCTGATGGGGCACACTTTATGTAACCACCTTCACCACGGGTTTCAATAATAGCTTCACCCTTACCATTCTTTGCTAACTTCTGAGAGGATGAAATTGATTCACACCTGTAAATCATGTGATACCCTTTAGATTTTGTTTGCTGTACTACAAGCTTTTTAAGTAGCTTTGCGGGGAGTTTTGATTTGAATTTAGTCATTACCCCTTTTGGGTCTAATGAGTTCTTTAAATCAAAGTCTATGGCCTCCAAACCGAGTGATATGATACCTGTACTAATACCTATACTTGAAAATTCAAAGAAATCAATCTCTGTTTCAGTCATAAGTACTGAGCTGTGACCCTCCCTCAGAGGTATTTTGCTATCTCCGTTAACAGGGACAGGATTTAATCCATAACTTAAGTATTCTTTAGCTATCTGCCTTCCGTCTATCATATTCCTTTTTGATTTTTGTATTGTGTATGAAATTTTTAGAGAATGGTTGACCATCCTTCCAATAATCTGCCGTGATAACTTCTCCGTTATCAAGTACGTATAATAATTCGTATCCTTCCGGTGCATTATCAGGGAATGTAACAACCTTTGCCCGTTTAGACCAAACGTTACGTATTTTAGCTCTCCAATCTGATACGATTTTACCCTTTGCATCATACCAGAACTCCTCAGTACTTTTAGGGTTGTTATTGTAAAAATTAATAAAATATTCAGGGTCTACGTAATATCCTTGTGATAGTGAATATTCTAAAACCTCTAACTCTGTTGGTTTGTTAAATATCTTTCTCTTCTCTTGTGGGTTGATCCCTATTTCATCTAACAAATCCCTAACCTCTTGTGGTAGCTCTGCTAAATTAGATTTGATCTTTGATAATGTTGTATCAGCTTTACTGACTGTACTAAAGTGCGCAGGGACTATAAAAAACACTTCAACACCTACTTTTATCACCATCAAATCTTTTTGTTCAATCAATTCTCTTGTAGCTTTCCTTATTTCAGGTAAATTTAATTTTGTTACAACACTTATATCCTCCGGACTTTGACAAACAACCCCTAAGTAATTTATTATAGGGGTTGTAGTAAAGTAGATATATAAGAGCATAGCATTAGGTGAAAGTTTTTTAAACCTCCTGCTGTTCCACAGCTTCATCGTTGATACGCCCATACATCATTTTTTAGAATGGTAATTCCTCATCCTCCTGACCAAATGGGTTGTCATCAACTGTTGTTGGCTCAGGTTGTGAAGGTTCTGCCGGGGCTGATGTACCAATGTAAGCCTGAATTTGTTTATCTGCCTCCATTGCTGCTGTTAATTCAACCTCAGTAAGAGGTGTTGTTGTTAACTTTGCTGAATAAAACCATACCGGACGTGGGGCTCTTGGGTTTTTAGCTAGGACTGCATCTAATTTATCCTCCTCCTCTTTTGTTACCTCAACAATTTTATTCTCAACTGTTTTACATAAAACCCCTTTCTCCATTGTGATTTTGAAATCATAAATTGCGTTGTTTGGGTTTGCTTTAACTAGCTCAATCCAATCATTTAATGCAGCTCCGGAGATTTGTACATTTGTTACCTCATTACCGTTACCAAAATCGACTAATGACAATACGTTTGCTGTAAATTTAGCTCCTGCAACCTTTTTCTTCTTAAAGTCCGCATACAATCCGTTGAAAATTTCCGATTTGTTACCTGAATTTGTTTTAATAACTTTTAAAGATTCTTTTTGAATGTCTTTAACCATATTAGAACTAAATGCAGATGATGTACCGGAGTCATATCCGGTGATAGATGAAAGAACGTCTAACACGATAAAATCAATTGACTCTAATTCAACCTTCTCGGCTTTTTCTTTGTCATAATATGAACTTGTACCCGCTCCTGCGCCATAAGATACATATTTTCTGATTGGATTACCTGTTCCTGTTCTTGGATTTGATCTACTCATAATATAAAATTTTTAAAGTTTGTTAATATATTGTTGTTCGTACTGTTTTACCCTAGCTTTGTACGTTGCTAGTAATACTATTGTATCCTGTATTTTAGACTCAATAATACCTATTTTTTTGTTGTGGTACTTAGTGTTATCATCAAACAAAAGATTTTGATATCCTGTTTGAAAAGCTTTGTATAAGTCCTTTAACTTTTTTGTGTACATATCGACTCTTTTTAAATCTCTCCTGTACGCTATCATTCTTGAACCTCTAACAAAACCATTCTTTCTTAAAACTAATACATACTTTTCTCTTACTTGATCATAATAATCACTTTCTCGTGTGTTTAAAATTGAATACATACCTTCGATTAGTGTTAACCTAAATCCTTTATAAAGTATAAATTCTTCTCTTTTTGTTTTTTGGTAGTGGAGGCCACTTTGGTAAGCCTCATTAAACCACCTCTTTATTGTTTCTTGTTCCATATTATATGACTTAGGATTACAAAGGTATAAAATATTTTCTAATTAAACAATTATTATTATTTTTATAATCCTTTGTTCCGTCAGGTAATACCGTGATAGTGGTTTTAGTATTTATTAACTTCTCAGATAATATACGGTCTGTTTTATTAACTGAGCATCTATTAATAAGTAGCATTAAGGCCAGTATACAGATAATTGCTAATGTACAACCTGATAAGTACTCTATTAATTTTTTTTTTTTTTTTTTTTTTTTTTTTTTTTTTTTTTTTTTTTTAATTTTAAAAATTT